CTTTTATATCTATCCAAAAACCTAATTCTATATATATAGTTTCTGGGCTTTGTTTTTGAAAACAAGTTCCTATTTTAAATTTTATTTTATCATTCCCAAAAAGACTTCCATCTATTTTAATCTCTTTCCCAGTCCTTTTTGTTTGTTTGTCTTCTAAAGTTAATTCATTACATTCTCTCATTTTTTAAGTTATACAATAATTTATTTCTGCTACACTTTACAATTTTAAATTTTTTTTTTAATTAAAACAAGTTTTTTAATTAAAAATTAATAAACTTTTTTTCATCATATTTATATATGTTAATTATTATATAATAAATAAAAAAAAATGAGTTTAGATAAATATGTAATATCAGAGTTTTATACTTTTGAAGTAGACTCTACCTTAATAAAGGAAGCTGAAGAAAAAAATCAACCAATCTTTATGACTGGTATTCTTCAAAAGGCTAATACTGAAAATAGAAATGGAAGAGTTTATCCATTAGATATTTTAAAAAGAGAAGCTAAAAAATATGAGGAAGCAGTAAAAGAAAATAGAGCTACTGGAGAATTAGACCATCCAGATAGTGCTGTAGTTAGTTTGTCTAATGTTTCTCATATGGTTACTGAAATGTGGTGGGAAGGTGAAACTTTAATGGGTAAAGTAAAATTACTTGATACTCCTTCTGGAAACATTTTAAAAGGATTGTTGAAAAGTGGAGTTATGCTAGGTATATCTTCAAGAGGTGTTGGTTCTGTAAAAAATAAAAATGGACTCGATGTTGTTCAAGAAGATTTTGAACTTATAGGTTTCGACTTTGTTTCTTCTCCTTCTACTCCTGGTGCATACTTATTTAAAGAGTCAAAAAGCTGGGGGATGACTAAATTAGATGGTAATAGTTCAAAAATATTAAAACCAAATGAATTGAATACTTTTAATGATTCAATGAAAGAATTATTCAAAGTTTCTAAAAAAGATTTTTGGAAAAAATAACATTTTAAATGGAATTTAATTTTTTATAAACTATTTATCCGTAAACCTTTCATTTAAGTAAAAAAAAATAAAATGTCAGAAAAAAGCAAAACATCTCTAGAAAAAGCTTTATTAGAAACTAGAGAAATAGAACAAGCAGCGATTAACAGTGCAAAAAAAGTAGTTGAAGAATCTACTATTGCAAAAATGAACGAGGCTGTAAAAAAAGCTCTTGAGGAGTTAGAAAATAAAACTATCGAAGAAGGTGTTGAAATTGAAGTTGGAGATGCTGATATTTCAGTTAGCGTTGAAGATGGAGTAACTTCTATTAAAGTAGATGCAGAGGAAGACGATTTAAACATTATACCTACTGACGAAGAAGAGGAAGGAATTGATTCTGAAGAAGAAATCGAATCTAAAGAAGAAGATGAAACAGAAAAAGAAGAATTTGAATCTGAAGAAGATGATGAAGATGAGGATGAAGAATTGTTTGAAGTAAATCTTTTTGAAGAAGAAATAGAAGAAGCACCAGTAGAAGAAGCACCAGTAGAAGAAGCTCCAGTAGAAGAAGCTCCAGTAGAAGAAGCTCCAGTAGAAGGAGATTTAGATACTGAAGAAGATTCTCAAACAGTAGAAGTTCCTACTAAATCTGCTATCGAACAATTAAGTTCAAAATTAGATGCAATTCTTTCTAAATTAGAACAACCACAAGAAAATATAGAAGCAGCTCAAGAAGAAGAAGAAGTGGCAAGTGAAAAATCAGAAGAAAATCCAGCAGCTGAAGGTGAAGTTGAAATAGAGATAACTGATGATGAAGCTACAGAAGCTCCTGAAACAGAAGAAGAAGTAGTTTCTGAAGAATACTTAGAAGAAATTGAAGTGGTAGATGAAGATGAAGAAGTTTCTGAAAAAGAAATTGAAGACATTTTAGCAGGTATTTTACCAAAAGATAATGAAGAAGGTGATGAAGATATTTTAGATATCGAAACTGAAGAAGAATTAGAAGAAGTTATGGGAGTCGGACATGGAGTTCAAAGAGCTTTTGGGAACAAAACAAAAGCACAAGGACACCATTCACCAATAGCTCCTTTACACGAAAATAACGCTCATAATGAAGCTAAAATAGCTGAGCTCACAGAGGAAAACGAAAGTTTAAAAGAATCCCTAAAAGAGTACAAAGAATCTTTCAAAGTACTTAGAAAACAAATTAACGAGGTTCAAACTTTTAATGCAAAGTTAGCATATGTTAACAAATTGTTCTCAAAGGGAGGTTTGACAAATGATGAAAAAGTTAAAATTGCTGAAAATTTTGATGAGACAAATACTGTCGAAGAAGCTAAAACGCTTTACAACAAAATTATTAGTGAAAGTACTAATTTATCAAATGAAAAAACTGAACAATTAAAAAGCAAATTAAAGTCTACTAGCCCGTCTATTACTCCTGTTACTAAAACAGAAGCATTATACGAGAATAAAGAAGTTGCTAGAATGAAACTTCTTGCTGGTATTAATAAAACCTTGAATTCTTAACAAACTTAATTAAAAAAAAAAGAAAAAAAATGAGTGAATTATTAAACAGCGGTAATGTTGGTTTAACAAACTTAAGAAGTCTTTCAGAACAAAGAAGAGAAATCGTTGGAAACTGGGACAAGTCAGGACTTTTAGAAGGTCTTAACGGTGCAAAAAAATCAAACATTGCTCAATTATTAGAAAACCAAGCGTCTCACATGTTAAATGAGGTGACACTTGATTCATCTGCAGGTCGTTTTGACACTGTAGCATTCCCAATGGTTAGAAGAATTTTCTCTAGATTATTGGCAAACGAAATCGTATCTGTACAACCATTAGCACTTCCTTCAGGATTGTTATTCTATATGGATGCTAGAGTATCAACTGATAAAGTTGCTCCTGCTAATACAGCAAACGGTCAAGCTGGTTCAACTTTTGATGGAAATTCTGCTTACGAAAGATTTTATGACAACAGAGGTCAAGCTGCTTCTTTTGGAACTGGTGCAACTGCAAATGGTACTCAACAAACTTTAGGTTCAGGTAATACTGTTGATGGTTTAGTTGAAGTTACTTTTGCTTTAGGTTCTCAATTTGATGTTAACAAACAACAATCAAGCTCAACTTTAAGATTCTCTGCTGTAACAGCTGTTGAATATGATGGAGCTGAAGTTTTCGCTGCTGGTGATAGCGTTAAATATTACTCTCAATTACAAACTTGGGGTCAAGACCAATTTTCTGGTCAACAAGCTAAAGTTATTTTAGATGTAAGACCTGCTGGTGTTTATGGTGCAGATTTTGATGCTTCATTATTAGCTGACTTTACTGTTATTCCTGCTTATGAAGTATTCAATGACTTAGAAGCTAAATCAGAAATGAGTGAGTTAACAATTAGATTCTCTTCTGTAACAGTAAATACTATTACAAGAAAAATGAGAGCTCACTGGACTCCAGAATTAGCTCAAGATTTAGAAGCTTACCACAGTATTGATGCTGAAGCTGAATTGACAGCTTTATTATCAGAAGAGGTAGCTGCTGAAATCGATAGAGAGATTATTAGAGACCTTATCAATGGGGCAATGTTCGAAGCTAGATGGGATTATGCTGGTTTAAGAAACAATGCAAACTTCTTTGGTACTCAAAAAGACTGGAACCAAACTTTAATCACTAAAGTAAACGAAATTTCAGCTCAAATCCACAAAGCTACTTTAAGAGGTGGTGCTAACTGGATTATCTGTTCTGCTGAAGCTGGTGCTATCTTTGATGATTTAGAATACTTCCACGTAGATGGTTCTGCTCAGCCAGAAGCTGAAAAATATAACTTAGGTATCGAGAAAATCGGTAACTTAGGAAACAGATATGTTGTTTATAAAGACCCTTATATGCCTGCAAACATCGTTCTTTGTGGACATAAAGGAGATACTTTCTTAGAAGCTGGTTATGTTTATGCACCGTACATTCCGTTGCAATTAACACAAACTATCTATGACCCTAACGATTTCACTCCTAGAAAAGGAATTATGACTCGTTACGCTAAGAAGATGGTTAACAACCGTTTCTACGGAGTTATTTCAATCGATAACATCAACACTTACCAACAAGTTTATAACTAAGATAATTAGTTAAAACTTTATAAGTAAGTTTGAAATAATTAAGAGGCTAACAATGTTAGCCTCTTTTTTTTGTTATAAATTTTATGCCTAATTTAGGTTTTATGACTTTTTTAAGTTATATTTACAAATATGAAAGTTTTAATTTGCAAAATAACACAAAAAGAATTTAATGATATAGAAAATAAAAGTGGTTGTATTACTAATCATTTAAAAACTCTATCTATCAAAGTTGAATCTTCTTATAAAAGAAGGAAATATTTAAAAGAAAAAGGAGAATATTGGCATTTTAAATATTTTGATTTAATAGAAAAGGAAGAAAAAAATAAATTCAAATGTAAATATTGTAATTGGAACACATTAGATATAGAAAATTCAAGTGGACAATATACTTTACATTTAAAGAAAGTGCACAACAAAAACATCGAAGAATATTTAAAAGATTTCCCAGAAGAATCTATAAAATTTAAAACTTTTATAAAAAATAAAGAAAAAAATTTAGAAACTATAAAAGAAGGTAATTTTGTTACTTGTAAAATATGTAATAAAAAAGTAAGATATTTAACAAATACACATTTAAAAAAACACAATTTAAACCTTGAAACATATAAATTAAGATTTCCAAAAGAACAATATGCAAGTAGTTCTTTTAAAGATAAAGCAGGTGAAATTTTAAAAAAAGCTTCTCAAAAAATAGAAAAAACTTTTGTTTCAAAACCAGAATTAGAATTAAAATATTTTTTAGAAAATGACTTAAATTTAAAAATATTAAAAAACAATAGAAAAATTTTTAATGGTATGGAAATAGATATAATAATACCAGACAAAAAAATTTGTATAGAATTCAATGGAAATCTTTATCATTCAGAAAATTATGGCAAAAAAAATAGAAATTTTCATTTAAGTAAATCTGAAATATGTTTTAAAAAAGGCTATAAATTAATTCATATTTTTGAAGATGAATGGTTTTTGAAAAATAATATTGTAAAAGAGAAAATAAAAAATATCTTAAAAACTAAAAATAAGCCATCGATTTTTGCTAGAAAATGTATTATAAAAGAGATAACATCAAAAGAAAAAGGGATTTTTTTAGAAAAAAATCATATACAAGGCAATGATAAAAGTGAAATAAAACTAGGAGCTTTATATGAAGGTAAATTAGTTTCTGTTATTACTTTATCTAACAAAAGAAATATGGTTTCAAAAATAAAAGATGAAAATTATGAAATAAAAAGATTTGCTTCAGATATTAATTATAATGTAGTTGGAATATTTTCTAAATTTATTTATTTTATTTCAAATAATTATGAATTTAATAATCTTTTTACTTTTTTAGACTTAAGATGGAATTTTGATAAAGAAAATAATGTTTATGCTAAAAATGATTTCAAATTGAAAAAAGTAATAAATCCAGATTACACATATTATAATTCTAAAGTTTCAAAATATAATAGATTTCATAAATTTTTATTTGGAAAAAATAAAATATCAAAAAAATTCCCAGAAATATATGATAAAAATAAAACAGAATGGCAAATGATGCAAGAATTAGGTTATGATAGAATATGGGATTGTGGAAAAGCTAAATTTGAGTTTAAAAAATATTAATTTTATTCTTTAATATTTATAATATATTTATAAAAAAGATGTTATGGATTACATTAAGATAGGTATTGGGTCAGCATTTTTATTTGTTGCACAACTATTAGTTTGGTTTCAAATCTATGCGCCTGTTAAAGTAGAATGGTTTAAGAATAAGAGTTCATGGTTTCCATATATTATAGCTATCCCAATCTCCTTTATGTTTATTAAAGGTGTTGAGTATATTGTATTAGGTACTGGTGGTACTATGTGGCCATCACGTATTATAGGTTTCTGTTTGGGTATAATATCTTTTGCATTTTTAACATCACATTTCAACAATGAACCAATAAATTTAAAAACAGGTGTATGTATATTTCTTTGTGTTTGTATCTTAGCAATACAAATGTTATGGAAAACTAAATAACTTATTTTATTTTTATAATATTTATATAACAAAAGATATTATGAAATTATTTCTTTCACAAATTCAAGACATAGATAAAATGCCTTATTACCTTAATAGGTTAGGTGAATTAAATATTGAAGATAATAATGTAGTATTAAATTATCAACTAAGTGGAAATACATCTAATAAAGGTATAGGTGCTGGTTTAACTATACAAGATGGTGATGCTTTAGGTAATGATGTTACATTTAGAATAGCTTCATTAAATGTATTAACTAACAATCAGTTAAACATAAGTGAATATAATTCTAGTAGTGGATATACAAATTTAGGTTTTGCAACAGAATTGAATGATATTGTTTTGTGTAATAGTTCAAACTCTTCTTTGGATGGAGTTAGAGTAATTAAAGAAACAGATGTTGTTAATGGTGGTACTATAAGTGGTGAAACTTCTTATAGTGGAAGTAATAGATTTTTTAAATTTTTAGTTAAATCTTCAGAACAAAGCGGTTTAACACCTTCAGTAAGCGACTTACTACCTGGTGAGTTAATGTTAAATATTGCAGATGGGAAACTTTTTACTTTAAAAGGTGTCGATGGCAATTATGAAGTTGTAGAGATAGGTTCTTCTTCAATTTCAATTTTAAGTTCTAATAGTGGAATTACTTATTCTGGAGAAACTTCTGGAAGTACATCGGGAGATACATCAGGAAGTACATCAGGAAGTACATCGGGAAGTACATCAGGAAGTACATCGGGAAGTACATCGGGAGGTACAAATTCACCAGTAATACAAAATTTAATTTGGACATCATCAGTTGGGACAAGTAATGAAGAAAGATATCCTGCATATGGATATTATGATTATTCACACTCTATGTTTATAATTAGAGCTTCAGAAATAGGCTCTGGAAGTAAAATATTACATGGTTTAGAAATAGAAGTTGGTGGATATACACCAGGTTACACTTTTAATAATCAAACTATAAAATTAGCTCATATTAGCGATTTAGAATTTGGAAGTAATGTTAAAGTGGATTTAACAAATATTAATGACGTTTCTAACTTAACAACTGTTAAATCAAATTTTAACTGGACTATAAACAATTCTGGTTATCAATCTATAGATTTCGATAATAACTTTGAATATAACGGAAATGATAGTTTATTGATAATTTGGGAAAATAGAGATGCTAATTGGGGGTCTGGTTTTGGATGGGCTGAATGTCATTTTGATAACACTTATTATGATTCATGGTATAGTTATCAAGATAATTCATATCCATCTGGATATGGAACAAGAGACCAATCATATAGACCTAACTTTAAAATAAAATACTAATTATGGCAATAGATAATCAAGCTTTAGAAAATGATTTAAATAATTATGGAAACGTTATTGTTTGTAGAGAAAATAACATAAAATCATATATTATTGTAATGGAAAATGTTATTACAGATGTTACAACTCTTAAAAGTTTAATAGATAACTATTTAATTTTAGAATATCCAACAATAAAAGATATAACATTAATAGATAGCACTTTTAAGTGTTTATATGTAAACTACTAACAAAAAAGCCCTAATTAGGGCTTTTTTTATTCATTTCTCAAAATTGAACTCATATCATTAAAAGATATTTTATTTTTATCTAATATAATTTTTGCTTTTTCAGTTTTTTGGTTGTAATTAACTAAAACCTTCTTATTTGTAAATTCTCTATAAAATTCTTTGAAATTATAAATACATTCATAAGTGCTGTCATTCAATTTATTCCATTTAACCATTTTAAAAGTTTTATCTCTACCTTCTCCTATTCTTGGAAAATTTTTAATACTTTTACAATAATTTTTGATATCATAAAATTCTTTTCCATTTTCAATTAAGCACATATTAACCATTTGTTCATATTGAGAATATTTTTTATAACTTAAAAATATAGTTAATATATCTGAACCATTAATTAAAGAAGGATTAAATTCTTTTTTTGTTTCTTTTTTTAATAATTTCACATTTTTTAAATTATCTTGTTTTATCTCTACAGATTCATTAACATCTTTATGTGTACAAGATACTGTTAATAAAATTAAAATAATTAAACTAAATATTTTTTTCATTTTTTTTATTTTTAATGGTTTATATTTTTATAACGTATTTTTTTTTAAAATATTACAATGAAGATTCAACTTTATTCATTTCATCTCTTATTTGAGCTGCTAATTCATAATTTTCTGTCGAAATAGCCATTTCTAATTTTTCTTCATTTGTCAACTCAACTTCTTCCTCTTCTTTTAAACCAATTTCATTTGATTCTAAAAATTTATTCATAATTGACATAAATTTTTTTGATTCTGAATGTTCGTTTGTTATGTAACCCCTAAAATCAAAAACATTCAAATTATCAGTTATATCAATAATTGTATAAGCAGAATGAAGAGGTAAGTCATGAAATATTTCATCTATTTTTTCAATTCCTTCAGAAAAAACAAAATAAATAGTACTTCCAGCACGAACATAATTTATTTCATTAGAATCAAAAAAGTTTTCAATTAAATTTTCTAAATCAAAAATAATTTCAGTAGGTTCAGAACCAAAAATTGTTGCAATATAAAATCTTTCTTCTTGACAATTCATAATATTAATTTTTATTTATTTATAATAACGTTTTTTTTACAAAAATATTACATTTTTTTAAATTTTAAATGAATCTTTAAGTGGTGTAATCCTATTCCAGATATCTAAATTTTCTCTAACATAATATCCATTTCTTTCAAATTGAATACCAACCCCTTCATTTTCATCATTTCCATCTATTTCCATAAAAGCATCTGTTTCAACTTTAGATTTTTCATTTAATTCATCTAAAAAGTTTTCACCAGGCTCTTCAACATTAAAAAGTCTATCATATAAATTAACTTTAATTGGTATATTTTTATCTGCATTAACCCAATGTATAGTACCTTTCACTTTTCTTCCATCATCTGACCAACCTCCTTTAGTGTTTGGGTCATAAGTGCAAAGAAGTTCTACAATTTTACCTTCACTATCTTTAATAATATCATTACAAGTAACATAATAACCATATTTAAACCTAACTTCTCTACCTTGAGTCAATCTAAAGAATTTTTTTGGAGCATTTTCCATAAAATCTTCTCTTTCAATATATAAGTTTTTACCAAAATTTACATATCTATATTTTTCTTCTTCAGATTCAGGATTTAATTTAGCTGGTAACATTTCATCTTCTTTATCCCAATTTGTTATTGTTACCTTTATTGGGTCAAAAACAACCATTCTTCTATTAGCTTCTTTATTTAATACTTCTTTGATACAAGAATCAAATAAAGAATAATCGACTAAACTCTCTCTTCTAGAAATTCCTATCTTATCACAAAAGATTTTAATTGCTTTTGCTGGTACACCTTTTCTTCTTAAACTTGATAAAGTAGGAAGTCTAGGGTCATCCCAACCATCTACAACATTTTCTTCTACTAGTTTTTTAATTTTCCTTTTACTCATAACAGTATGAGATAAATTAAGTCTAGAAAATTCTATTTGTTTTGGTTTAATTTCTCTTTCAATTAACTCATTTAAAATCCAATTATAAAGAGGTCTATGCGGTTCAAATTCTAAAGTACAAATAGAATGAGTAATACATTCAATAGCATCGGACAAACAATGAGCAAAATCATACATAGGATATATACACCATTTATCTCCAGTTTTTTGATGGTTTTCCATTTTAATTCTGTATATAATCGGGTCTCTCATATGTACATTTGGAGAAGACATATCTATTTTAGCTCTTAAAGTCATTGCTCCATCATTAATTTGACCTTTTTTCATAGAATCAAATAAAAGCAAATTTTCTTCTACAGTTAAATTTCTATTTGGACTAGGTTTTCCTGGCTTGTCAGTTGTACCCATGTATTCTTTTATCTCTTTTGAATCTAAAGAACATACATAAGCTTTACCTTTTTTTATTAATTCTATAGCAAAATTATAAATTTCTTCAAAATAATCTGAAGCATAAGTAATCTTGTTTGGATTTAAACCTAACCATTTAATGTTTTCAATTATAGATTTTGTATAAATGTCAGATTCATTAGAAGGATTTGTATCATCAATTCTTAAATTACATTTTCCCTTATACTTTTCTGCTAACCCAAAATTTAAAAATATAGATTTAGCATGTCCCAAATGAAGGTAACCAGAATTTTCTGGGGGGAATCTAGTTACTATTTCTTTTAAATTATCATTTTCAATTATACTTTCTATAAAATTTTTATTTTCCATTTATTTTTTTTTTAATCTATGTCAAATTTATAAAAAATTTTCTTACCAAAAAAGTTTTTTATCTCTGGCATTTTAGTATCACCTATAGTTTCATCATTTATTTCAGATATATGAAGTTCGTCACATAAATGAATTGTTGATTCATAAATTTTTTTTCCACCTATAATCCAATCTGGTTTTTGTTCAAGTGCTTCCTCTAAAGTATTATAACCTTTCCCTACAACAATTAATTCCCTTCCTTTTAGGGGGGGTAAAGTTTCATAAGTTTTTCTACCTACAAGTAACTTGCAACCCATAGTCATTTTTTTAAAATGATTTAAATCATCTTTACATTTCCAAGGTAAACTCTCTTCTTTACCTATATACCCCAATTTGTTTACTGCAATTATAGCTTTCATATATTTTTAAATTATAAAAAAAAACACAACCATTAATGATTGTGTTTTTTTGTTGACCTACTAGGTTTCGAACCTAGACTCTTCTGAACCAAAATCAGATGTGTTACCAGTTACACCATAGGTCATTTTGCGGTCTGGATGAGATTCGAACTCACGACCCTCTGCGTGACAGGCAGATATTCTAACCATCTGAACTACCAGACCTGGTAGCCCATAGGAGAATCGAACTCCTGTTTCCAGGATGAAAACCTGGCGTCCTAACCACTAGACGAATGGGCCTTTAGATTATATAAATATAAATTAAATTCTTAAATCGTAATTATTTTTATCAAATTTTAAATTTAATTTATTGCAATAATCAATTACCATCTCTCTACTTTCTTTTGAAGCTGAAAAATTAGAATGAGCTTTTAGTTGATTAAAAATTAATTCATTATTTTTTATATTAAAACCTAAAGTCAGTCTTTCCCAAGATTTTTTGTTATAAAATTTAAAGGCTACATAATCACCATCTGTTATTTTATATCTATATGTAGAAATACAATGATTCATATATCTCCCCTCCCAGTCAAGTTCTTTCAATTTTTTTATAGGACTAACAATATAATCATCTGTATCAATAGAAAGATTAATAAAATCTTCTAATTGTTTCTCATACTGTTTAGTTAAATATAAATCTGAGTTAACTTTAAATTTTTTTGTTAAATTATGATGAAAACCTAATAAATCTTCTTTTTCAATCTCTAATAATTCATCAACATTTCTATCTTCCATAATAGAAAGAGTCGTATATGTATCTAAATAATATTCAAACAACAATTCATTATACATTTTTTTAGAAATAATATTTTCTAAATGATTATCAGGAATTGGAAATTCTTCACCATAATTTTCTTCAATATAATTAAAAAAAGATTTTAAAGCTTCTTTATCTTTTTTATTATCAACATTAATTATATAATCTTTATTCATTCCCCTAAAATATTACTCCTTAAAAATAAACACAAATATAACCAAATAGATTGTTTTTTCCAACTATTTATATATAAAAAATAAAATTATGAATATAAAAGCGAACTATAAAGTTATTCCTTTAGTGGGTACTATGGATTTAAATGATTTAGGAGATGGTATTACAGGTTCTAGTGTTCATCAAGTTTATTGTCTTTCAGATGGTTCAATTGATATAACAGCTTTAGGTGGTGGAACTTTTACTTGGAGTGGTACAACAAATAGTTCTATAGATGTTGTAGTTAAATCAATTAATGTTAATAGTGGAACTTTTATAGGTTTTAAATCAAAAAGTAACATTTATTAATTTTATTTATTGAATTAAAAAAAAGATAATATGAGTCAAGGTTTTGGGTATTGTGAAATTATTTCTGAAGGTTGTTTAGAAGGAATGACTGACCAACAAATTTCTAGAATTTATAGAAGAATTAGAAGAAAGTTGGGTGAGCCTGTTATGGGTGTTGAATTAGAAGATGAACAATTAGAAGAATGTTTATGTGAAGCTATTGAAGAATATTCTTCTTATATACATCAATGGGCTTTAGAAAATAGACTTTCACAAATGTTAGGTTTGCCTAGTGATATAGATTTTACTTTAAAATTTGTTTCACAAAATTTTGGTTTTGAAAAAACATTCTCAACTGCTTATGCTGAACAAGTAAGTGGTCTTGGGGGTATGAACAGTAATAGGGAGTTGAAGTTAGGAAATATTCCCCTAACAGCTGGTACACAAGATTACATAATTCCTGCAGGTCAAGAAATAAATGAAGTTCTTTGGTTTACTCCTAACTTTATAAATTTATTTGGTTTAGACCCTTTTGCAAATTCAAATATAGCTTTTTCTGAATTTGGAGCTTCTTTTGCTGGTCACACATTATACCATGTGATGCCAGTATATGACACTATTTTAACAGCTCAAGCTGCTGAATTAAGAAATAAAGTTAGAGGTTCTGAATATTCATACAGGGTTAGAGGAGGTGCAAATGGGACTAAAGTAATTTCTTTATATCCTATACCTAGAATAAACACTACTACAGGTCTTGGTGCTTCCAATATGGGTATTGGTGGAGGTGCTGGTACTCCAGGAACTATGTTTTATTATTATTATGATAAAATAGGAATTGGTGGTAATGATGCTTTTAGTGGAAATACTGCAAATCCAGGATTTACAGGTAGTACAAATTCAGTAGACGGTTTACAAAATCAAGGTAATGGTTTAGTTTCTGGCCCTTCTGATGCTGTTTTATATAATTTAAGATTTAATGAATTAAATGACCCAGCAAAAACATGGGTTAAAAAATATGCACAAGCTAATGCGAAAGAATTGTTAGGAATTGGTGTTAGAGGTAAATTTTCAGGTGAATTACCAATACCAGATGCTTCTCTAACAATGAATCATGCAGATTTAATATCTAATGGTAAAGAAGATATGAAAACTTTAAAAGAGGAGTTAAGAGATTTATTAGATAGATTAAATTATAAATCTTTATTAGAAAACAATGCATTAATGCAAGAGTATGTAAACAAAACTTTAGGTTATGGTCCACTTCCTATTTATTTAGGTTAATTAAATGATATTTTATGTCTAGAAATAAAGGAAATAATAATAGAGACAGGTTATTAAATAGAAATCAAAAAAAACCTGCTGAAGCAAGAGAGATGGATAATTCCCAAAAGGGGATTAAAAAATTTTTTGGCGAAAAAGAAAGAAGATTTTTTGAAAGTTCAGGAAGAGAAATAACTGAAGAGATATTACAAGAATCTTTCATTTTATATAGAATAGATTATCAAAAGACAAGAACTCACGATTTGTATGGCGAATCTAAAAAGAAAGTTCATTTAACTCCTGTTGAAGTTTTCGGAAGAATTAACGTAGAATCTCAGTCTCCAAATTATATTGCACCAGGTGGATTAATAAGAAGGGGATATGGTAAATTAACTGCTAGCATATATCTTACACATTTAGATGAATTAGATGCTGAAATAAGAGTAGGTGACTTTGTTTATCATAAAGGTAACTATTATGAAGTAACAGATGATGGTAGTTCAAATATAGATAATAAACATTCTTGGGGTGGTGATAAATTATTCTCAATTACAATCATAGCTGTTGAGGTAAACAGTGATGTTTTTAATGCAAGATAATTTTCAAAAAAATATTAACAAAAATAAAACATATAGTTTACTGTATAAGATATTAACTCGCCGTATGTTAGTAAAATAAAATGCACACACAAAAAAAATTATAATACTTCAACTGAAAAACCAACATTTTTCAAAATAGAAGATTCTTTTACACTATAAAAATGTTTACCTTTTATTAAATTGCCATTTTTGCATAAATGTTCAAAGTCTTCTTTTTTACAATTTTCTAAAACTTTCATTTGTTTCTTTTTTATATTTAACAAGCCCATCCTAACCATTTTTTTTAGTTGGTTATAACCTGTCATTTTAGTTTTATCTAACATATCACCAATTGTATCACAGCATATAAAAGTATCAAACATTATCCTTTCACTCGCAATTGACCTTTGTAAAAAATCTGGATTAACTCCACTTTTATTTAACTTGTTTAATTGGTCTCTTTTCCGCATAAGCGAGTTGGACTTTCCTTTGATAGTATATCTCTGTTTATTGAGATTGTTAATTAAAACTTTAGAATAAAATCTAGTTTTAATATCTTGTACATTTTCAGAATCACGAAATATTATAGAACCACATTTACTATTATGGTTTACTCCGTATTTTTTTGAAATTTTTTCTATTGAAGAAAAGGTGATATTTGTACCCCCTTTTTTATTTTTTACAATTTTTATAATTTCCATTTCTTCCATTTTTTTTAAATGGAATTTTATAGAATTAGGAGAAACGCCTATAAGTCTAGCAGCTTTTCTTAATGAAAAATTATAAATAGTAGAATTTGAGTATAAGTATTTTAATTTAACAAAATAAGAAAAAGTTAAAATCTCTTCAGATTTTATCAATTTATTTATTAAGTTATGTGTAATTCTTACTCTCTTCAATTTAAAAACTTTTTGCGAATATATACATAATTTATTTTAAAATCAAATGTTTAATTAAAATTATATAATATTTATTATAAAAAAGATAAAATAAAAATAAATGTCTATACAAAAAAATATTAATGATAATCTTGATGATAGTTTTAAAAATAATAATTATTTACCTCAAAAACTTTTATTAGAAGATGTTGATAGGGGTATGAGAGATTTCATTTATGATTTAAATATTACTGTTGAAGATGCAGAAGGTAAAGACATAAGAGTTCCAGTTATATTTTTAACACAAGAAAGGTGGGCTGAATTTAAAATGAACTGGAAATATCTTAAAGATGAAAGTGGAGAGGAGATAAGAATGCCTTTTATGACTATGAGGAGAAAGTCAGTAAAAAAAGGTACAGCTCCATTAAGGAGAACTGTACCAAAAAAATTAAAATTTAATTATGTTAAAGTTCCTAGTACAGATGGAGTGCTGGGGGGTTATGAAATTTTTAAAATTCCACAACCTACTTGGGTGGATGTAGAATATGAATTAAGATTTTTAACTCATTATATGCAAGATGTAAATATTTCATATGAAAAAATGTTAGAAGAAGGTTTTTCTGACGGACAAGGTTATATGAAAATTAATGGTTATAATGTACCAGCTATTTTAGGAGACCCTAGTGAAGATAACACTGTAGATAGTATAGATTCAGATAGATTTTTTCAATTAGTATATCCTTTAACGGTACATTCTAGAATCGTAGACCCAAAGAAATTCGAGAGAGTTCAGACAATTACAAAAATTTCTATACAAATTCGTGAGGACGAATGTTAGTTTTGAATTTTTTTATCCTATTTATTGTAAAACTGTATAAATTTAAAATTAAAAAATAATAATCAGATGGCAACTATATTCGTATCGCCCGGCGTTTACACAAAAGAGCAAGATTTTTCGGTATTCGCATCAAGAGTTGGTTTAACTAAGTTAGGCCTTGTTGGATTAACACAAAAAGGACCAGCATTTGAACCAATTAGTATTAGAAGTACTGATGAGTTTTTGTTTAGATTTGGAGGAACAAATTCAAGTTTACAATTACCTTATGTAGCAAACGCTTTTTTAACACAATCTAATGAATTAACTGTAACTAGAGTTTTAGGAAAAGAAGGTTTTACCGATTCTAATGCATGGATTATCACAGCAACATCTCCTACTGGAGGAACAATAGATGATGGAGCTATTATTGCTGTAATAAAAAGTAAATCAGATGATGAAGGAAATACTTTTTTACACAATATTGCAACTGACTTAGAAAAGGGAGTATCTTCATCTCCTTTAGGAAGTTTTGTATTAAGTGCTTCAACAGGGCCTTTTTCTGCAAATACTTTAACAGTTTCTTTAGATGAAAGTAGAGAAGATTATATTGTTAATGTTATAGGTAAAAATCCTAAAAAATTATCAGGAGATTATGGCATTTATGTAGAATCTATTTATCCTCATTTTTTAAGACAAGCAGTAGCTGAAGGTTCAATAACAGGAATTTCAGATTCTATAACTTTTTCAACTGATTCAACTTATACAGATTTTGCTGGACCTTACACTAATCCAGAGACACCTTATATTGTTTCTAATTTAGTTGGTGGTCAAGTTAGAAAATTATTTAAATTTCAATCTATTTCTGATGGAGATTCTGCGAATAGAGAAATTAAGATATCTATATCAAATATAGATACAATCACAAAAACTTTTGATGTAATAATTAGAGATTTTAACGATAATGATTCAGCAGCTTTTCAAACAGCTTTAGAGAGATTTAGAGGTGTTACTATGGACCCTACTCAAAGAAATTATATTGCTAGAGTAATTGGTACTACTGATGAAGAATATCCTAGACAATCTGTATTTGTAACGTTAGATATGCAAGAAGGACATCCTTCAAATGTTGTTCCAGCAGGTTTTGAAGGATATAGTCAAGTAGAGGTAGAAACTGGAACTACTGCAACACCTTTATATTATAAAACATCTTATTTATCAGGAGATTCTGTAAATAAAACTTTCTTAGGTATTTCAGAATTAGCTTACACTGAATTTACTGCAGATAAAGTTACTTTTTCTAATGTTATTAATACTGTTGAAGCAGATATGTTTAAGTATGTAGGAACTGGAAGTGCTGGAAAAGTTGTAGTACCTGGTTTTCACTTAGAATCTGGAGCACCTTCAACGTTTGTTTCTGGAAGTTTAACTTTAAGTGGTTACACTAAAGCAGAAAGAAAGTTCACACTTGCTCCTGCTGGAGGTTTTGATGGTTGGAATAAATTTAGAACTCCTACATTTACAACAAATATTTCAGACACTTCTAATAGAACGGCTTTTAAAGAAGCGATAGATATCTTCACTAACCCAGAAGAAGTTGATGTTAACTTATTTGCTACTCCAGGTATTGATTACGGAAATAACCAAGAATTAGTTAAGTATGCTTTAGGAAAGATAGAAGATAGAGCTGATACTTTATATATAATTGATGCTCCTAGGTTAACTACAGATACAGCAAAAGGTACTCCAGAAGAAGCCGTTTTAGCAATGCAAGACACAGGTATTGATTCAAATTATGCAGCAACTTATTGGCCTTGGGTACAAATTGAAGACCAATCAACTGGACAATTTTTATATTTACCTCCTACAGCTGAAGTTGTTAAATCAATCGCTTTAACAGATAATGTATCATTCCCTTGGTTTGCACCTGCTGGTATAAATAGAGGTACTGTTGGAGATTCTGTAAGAAAAGCAGATATTAAATTGAGTCAAACTGATAGAGATTCATTATATGAAGGAAGAATTAATCCAATCGCCACATTTGTTCAAAATGGAGTGGTAATTTATGGACAAAAAACACTTCAAATTAGACAGTCTGCTCTTGATAGAATTAGTGTAAGAAGATTATTGTTACAAATTAGAAGAGTAGTAGCTGCAACATCTCAAACTTTATTGTTTGAGCAAAATGACCAAACTTTAAGAGACCAATTCTTATCTAAAGTAGAACCTTTATTATTACAAATTCAAAATCAAAGAGGTTTAACTGGATTTAGAGTTATAATGGATGAAACAAATAATCCACCAGAGGTTGTAGATAGAAATACTTTAGTTGGTAAAATTCAATTGAAACCTACAAGAACTGCTGAGTTTATAGATTTAACTTTTCAAGTTTTACCTACTGGAGCTAGATTCGAAGATTTTTAACTTTTTAAATATTAAGAATTTACAAATTTATAAAAATAAAGGGAGCTATTTAGTTCCCTTTTTTTATTGGTGAATTTTAAATTTTATAGAAATAAATTAAAAAAAAAATTAAATATAATCAAATAATTTTTTTTGTTTAATATTTATAAGTAATTAAAATAATAAAAACAAGTTTAAGATGGCTACAATGTTTAGACCAGTTCCTGTAGACCAGGAACCTAAAAGAAAAAATAGATTCGTATTGGAATTTCCTTCTGAATTAGGTATTGAATCATTTAATGTTCAAACTTCTGGAAAACCTACGATAGAAATTAATAGTACTGAAATTCAATATATGAACACTAGTACATACGTTGCTGGTAGATACAAATGGTCAGCAATTGATATTGAATTTATTGATGTTATCGGACCATCAACAACTCAAAAAGTGATGGAATGGGTAAGATTACATGCTGAATCTGCAACTGGTAGAATGGGTTATGCAGTAGGATACAAAAAGAATTTAGTTTTAAAAGCTCTTGACCCTGTTGGTGTTGAAGTTGAAAAGTGGACTTTAATAGGTTGTTTTATTACAAATGCTTCTTTTGATAGTTATGATTATGGTTCAGATGATATTTCAAAAGTTAAAATCAATGTTCAACCAGACAGATGTCTTCTTAGTGCTTAAAACATATATAAATAAATTTTTTAAAAAGGAGATTGTTTTAATACAGTCTCCTTTTTTGTTACTATTTATTTGTGAGGAAATATCTTTTTTTGATTATGGCTTATTTAAGACTTTATAGAGATTTTTATTGTATCAATATAACCACTTTAAGTGGAGAAACATATGATTTAATAAATGTAGAAGAAATATCTGGTTATGTAACAATAGAAGGAGATTCTATTGTTATAGAGAGTCCTGAAGTTATAAATGATTCTTTAGGAAGGTATTATGTAAATTTATCCCCAGGTTTATACAATATTGATGATATATATGAAATGAATTGGGTTTTAAAATATACAGTAGATAGTCCAGAAAAGAGACTTATAACAAGATTTAAATTAAGCCCTGTTGTAGTTGGTCAAAATATTGACATAAGACTTGAAAATCAAGAAGTAAGATTAGAAATAGTTAATAATTAAAAGTATGGCAAGAGGAGAAAAACCATTTATTATAAAAAGAAATGATACAGCACCAGCTTTGATAGCTACCGTTTATGATAAAGGTTGTTTAGGAGGTTGGAATAGATTGAATTTAAGTGCTGTAACTAAAGTTGAATTTTCTATGGTAGATGATTGTGGAGCTTTAGTTATATCTTCTAAAGTAGCTCAAGTAATTTCTAATGACTCTGGTATAATACAATATCAATGGGTAGAAGGAGATACTGCTATTTCTGGAAATTTTATTGGTGAATTTGAATTGTTTTTTGCAAATGGAACAAAGATGTCTTTACCTAGAGAAGGAGGTATAAGTATTAAAATTGAAGAAGATATAAATAATATATAAAGTGGCTGGACAATATTTTTTTAAAATAGATGATAAATTTTTACCATTAAGTGGTGGTACTGTAAGTGGAAATACTTATATTCAAGCTAACTTATCTGCTAATACATTAAATATTGTAGATGTTCCAAGTAATGATAATTCTTTATTTCAAATATTAGCAAGAAATTCATCAAATGGGAATATAGATTATGTTGATGTTCAACATATAATTAGTGCAGCAACATCTCAAGATAAATATGTAACTGGAGCTACTTATAATCAAGAGTTAGATTTATTAACAATTTCTAGAAATGATTTTGTTACAATAGATGTTACAGGTATAACAGATACTTTTATTACAGGAAGCACTTATAGTAAAGAGAATGGTGTATTAACATTATTAGATAATGCTAATAATAGTATAAACATTGATGGTTTCTTTACAGGTGTAACTATTTCAAATACACTTTTTGTTGATGAGAATGGTGATGACTCAACTGGTGAAAAAGGTAGATTAGATAAACCATTTAAAACACTTTATGGTGCTAAAACAGCTTCAACATATGGTGATTTAATATATGTGTTACCACAAACAATTGTTTTTGATAATAGTGATTCTACTGGTAATCAATATGATGGTGTTTGGCAGACTGAATTAAATTTATGGAAAGATGGTATAACGTATTATTTTTGTGCTGGTGTTAAAATTAATATGATTAATGAGGCACCAACTGGTCAAAGTGTTGGTCTATTCTCACCAAACGGAACAACTGGTGAAACATGTACAGTGTTGGGTTATTTAGAATTTGAAGCTACTGGTTTAGGACCAGATACAAGTAACGGTTTATCGATGTATTTCACATGTAATGGTGGTAATAATTTTAACTTCTTTTCAGAAACTAAAAGTTTAAGGTCTAATAGTTGTCAATTAATTGAAATCAGAAATACCGTTAATGACTGTAAATTCACATTAATATCTGATGAGGAACACAAATACTTCTTATCTGGTAATGCTGGATATGGTAGTGTCTATACTATTATGGATTCCGAGTTTTTGGATTTTTCATCTTACGTAAAACGTAGATACTATTATGATTGCGCTTATTCTTTTTATATTAGAAACAATTGCACTTCATCTAATATTGATATAAATGGCGAATATATGTTGTCGTTAGCTCAAGTTTTTAATATGAGACAATTAACTTGTGGTAATATAAATGTCAACATAAAGGATATTTATTATCAAAATGCATATACAACATTCGCATATTACGGTGCAATTGTATCAACATTTATTAGTGGTGGTTGGGTTTTAAATATGAATTCAAATTTATATGATTATTCTGATAACAGTTTAACTACTGGTTTATTCTGGTTAAATCATTCTAATAATATTATAAATTATAAAGGTACTATAACAACAAAAACTAGTAGTGGTGTAGGTAGGTTTATTGTTAGTTCATCTAGTGGTAATATAATTAATTTTGATGGAGATATCAAGTTGTTAGGTACTGGGACAACTAGTAATGTTATTATGCAATCTTTTGGAACTTCAAAAGTTAATTTTAGAGGTAATATAGAGGGTAATTTTAATTATACATTTCATCCTAGATTTGGAGGTGAGATAAATGTGAATAATAGTAAAATTATATCAACTGCTGATAGGTTTATATTATATGACCATACAGATACTACAACATCAACATTTAGATTGAACAACTCTTATGTGAATGGTTATAATGATTTAGATTCTTATGGTGATGGACAATATTTAAACGTGTTAATTAATAATTCAAATATAGTTAATACAGGTAGTGGAGACACTTTAACTAATATAACTAATTTTGGTAGATTACAAGTAGTTAATAGTAGTATCTATTCAAATAGTGGTTTATCGATTAATTATCCAACCACTTCTGAAGTAATCACATCGAATTTAACTGTAAATACTGATTATAGTGCGACAACACATAGTGGTGAAATAACGAAATTAACTGATTTAATTTATTAGAATAAAAAAAGAATATATAAAATATATTAAATAAAAATGAGTTTAGAAAAAAGAATAAAAGGGCTAGTTGACTTAGATTATTTAAAAATTAATAGTCTTTATTCTGGTAGTTCTGTAAATAATTTAGGTATTGATATAAATGGTAATGTTGTTGTTGGTGTTACTGGAGATACTAATTTTAATTATTATGTAACTGGGGGGACTTATGATTCTAATACTGATATTATAACATTAAATAGAAATGATAATGTAAATTTAGAGATTTCTGGAATAACAGACACTTTTACTACTGGAGGTACTTATGATAACAATAGTGGATTAATTACTTTTGATAAAAATGATGGAACTAATTTTTTAGTAGATTTATCTAGTTTAGATTTAAATGATACATATATTACAGGTCAAACATTTGATAATAATACTTATATATTATCTACTAAAAGAAATGATGGTGTTACTATAAATTCAGATTTATCAATTTTAGCTTCAGATGTTTATGTTGTTAGTGGTGTTTATGATGTATTAACAGGTGTTGTTACTTATACTAATTCTAGTGGTGGAACTTTTCAAGTTAGTGGTTTTACTACTGGAATGACAGATAGTTATACAAGTGCAGCTAATCTTAACGGTGAAGTAATTGAATTTGATAATAATATACAAGGAACTAATTTATATAATGTAAATCTTTCCCCAGTATTAAGTGGAAAAACTAATAATACAGATTTTCATTCATATACAGCAGATACTAAAGTAGAAATAGATTCAAAATTAAATATAAATACATTTAATGTTTATAGTGGTGATGTACAAACACAATTAGACTCTAAGATTGAGAATGGCATTAATAGTGGTGGTGGAAATGAAGTTTTTAGTGGTAAGTCTGGAACTGATTTATATTTTAGAACACTTAGTGGAGGTAGTAACACAACAATAACTACAATAGATGATGTTATTAGAGTTGATGTGAATGTACCTATCGATACAAATACATTTATTACAGGTGGTACATATGATGACTCTACTGATGTAATTACATTAACGAGAAATGATTCTGTTACAATAGATATTACTGGTGTTACTGATACTTTTACAACAGGTGGAACTTATGATGATAATACATCTATTATTACATTTGAAAAAAATGATAGCACAACATATGATGTTGATTTAACATCCTTACCAGCGACAGATGAAGTCACAATAGAAGTTAATAATTTAAATGAAATTCAATTAAAAGAAATTGTTGAAGCACCAACTGGTGGTACAAGGACATTTGATAGTTTTATTACAATAACAAGTGGTTTAACATTAAACAATTTATTCACAGGTACTTCAGTAAACAATTTAGGTGTAGATATCAATGGAAATCTTGTTATTGGAACAACTGGAGATACAGATACAAATACTTATGTAACTGGTTTTACATATGATGATATAAATACATTCACTATATCAAGAAATGATAGTTTATCAGACTTAACAACAACTATATCAGTTTTATCTGGAGTTACTTATTATGGTGATGGAAGTAATTTAAGTGGTATATCAACAGATAATTTTTATGTTACTGGAGGTAGTTTTTCGTTAGAAACTTTAACACTTGACAGAAATGATGGAAATAGTGTTATTGTTACTGGATTTACTTCACAACCAGATTTAAATTATGGTGAAATTTTTGTTGGAGATTCTGGTAATACAGCACAATCAGTTCAGATGACTGGTGATGTAAATATAAATAACTTAGGAGTCACAACAATACAGCCAAATTCTGTTACTTACAATAAAATGCAAGATGTAACTCAAAAAGCTGTATTAGGTTCAGATGTTGTTAGTGGAGGTACTGTAACAGAAATACCAATTGTTGACCAATTTTTATCTTCAGGATTAGCAACAACTCTTTTGAGTAATGTTAGTAATTGGGATATAAATGGAATATATACAGGAAGTACTATATCAAATACTTATCAAGGACAAATGTATTTCGATGGAAATTATTTTTTCATTGCTATTAATGATAATGATTGGGTTAGATTAATAAGAGGATAAAATGTCAGTTATATTAGTAAATAATAATAGATTAACGGTAAATAGTGGTAATCCACCTGATGACCCAACACCGTACAAAACATATACTAGACCTAGTGAATGGATTGATTTACCTTCAGTAACTAGTGGTGAAGATATAATACATTTATTGGTTGCGGTATTTGAAGATGGTGATAATTATTTAGGTTTTAGATGTGCTGGTGATTTTGAAGTTGATTGGGGTGATGGTTTTAGTACTGGATATACTGCTAACCACCCAACAACTGGTGGTGATGTAACAACATATAATATACAATATAGTGGCGTTTCGTCAGCAACAACAACAAGTTATGGTTATAGACAGGCAGTGGTAACCATTACACCACAAAGTGGACAGACATTAACGAATTTTGATATTGATGAAGTTCCTTTTGCTGGAACAGGTGGATATGGAAATACTTATAATGGTGTTTTAGAGATTAGATTATCTGTACCTAATTTAACATCGGGTGATTTAGGTAGTAGTTATAGTAATATGTTAGAACATATAGATTGGATTGGTTCTCATTCAATTACAAATGCTACTAATTTGTTTGGATATTCTCAAATATATAAGTTGAGTAATTTTGATATGTATGGAATTACTGATGCATCTAGTATGTTTATTGGTTGTAGTAATTTAATTGAAATACCAGATTTAGATACATCTAACGTGTTACAAATGGATAGTATGTTTTATAATTGTAGTAATTTAGAAAGAGTCCCAATATTTGATTGTTCTTCAGTTACAACACTTTATAGAATGTTTTATAGTTGTAGGAGTTTAAGAGAAGTTGAACTTAATAATACCACATCTTGTACTAACTTTAGAGAAACATTCACAACCTGTGTTGTATTAAGAAAGGTTCTTGGTATCAACACAGTTAATTCAACCAACTGTCAAGGGTTATTCCAAAATTGTTATGAATTATGGAGTTTACCACCATTAGATTTGAGTAATTGTACCACAACTAGTTTAATGTTTCAAGTGACTAGGTGGTTAACTAAAAATTTATCTATTAGTAACACTGGTAACGTAACTAATATGTCTAGTATGTTTAATGGTACTGGGTTATATAAAATACCGATGATGGATACGAGTAGTGTGGTTACTATGTCTAGTATGTTTTACAACACAAAAAACATTAAAACAATACCGTTGTTCGATACATCTAACGTGACTAATATGGTACAAATGTTCTATTCATCGGATATAGAGACACTACCACCACTAGATATGTCTAGTGTCACAGATGCTAATAACATGTTTAGACAAGCTACAGAATTAAGAGAGTTCCCAAATGTGGATACATCTAACATCCAAAATTTTTATAGAATGTTTTATGGTTGTACTCGTTTACAATCTGTTGGGGTTGATTTTTCAACGAGTAGTGGTACAAACTTTAGGGAAACATTTAGTGGTTGTTATGAGTTGAAATGGTTACCAACAATAGATTTCAGTAATAGTGTTACGAATGAATTATATACGTTCAAGGATTGTCGTAGTTTATCATCAATAACGTGTGTTGGTATGTCAGCTGTGACATATTGTTCGTTATGGTTCCAAAATTGTTATGAGTTGGAAAGTGTTAGTTTAGATGATACATCAAATGTAACTACAATGCAAAGCATGTTTCAAAATTGTTATAAATTAGAAGAAGGTCCTGATATGGATTTGTCAAGTTGTACAAGTATGCAACAAATGTTTTATGATTGTAATCGTCTGAAAAGTATACCACAATACAACACATCTAATGTTACCAGTTTGTATCAAACGTTTTATTCTTGTGGTATGTTATTTGAGTTACCAACACTTGACACATCTAACGTCACAAACACATATAGGTGTTTTTATTCAACAACAAACCAATTAAGGAAAATAGGTTCTTGGGATTTGTCTTCCGTGACTGATGGTAGAGATATGTTTAATGGTTCCACATACAATCTATCTATTTGTAATATATATGGAGCTGTACAGAATTTAGAATTCCAAAATAACAATTTAGATAGGGATAACATAGTGAATATATTCAACAATTTAGGTATAGCATCAGCTAAAGTTATAAATGTTAGTGGTAATCCAGGTACAGCAAATTTATCTGCTACTGATATTTTAATAGCAACTAACAAAGGATGGACAGTAACAATATAATAAAATGGAAAAATTAGATACAAGTGGATTTTATAAGTTTGATGGTGAAAAATGGTTTTATGCACCTAATGCTGTTTATAATTTAAATTATACACTTTTAAAAGAAAATAAAGATACATATGAATATCCGATTGATGATTGGTTTTGGAGTCAAGAGTCTCCAGAAGAATATTTAATTTGGATAGAAAGTAATAAAGAATAAAAATGATAATATTTATTAAAGATGAGTGCAACTAAAAATATAAATGCTGAAAAAATACAAGGAAATTTATCTCTCGATAGTGTTTCTGGAGTTACAATAAGTGGTGGAACTATTTATTCTGGTTCTACTGATTTATCTGATTTATTTGTTACTTCTAATGTAAATGTTCAGCCAGGTATTAACATAAATACAGGAGGTACAGCAAGTAATCCTATTATAAATTTAGATGATGATATTTCTTTAAATTCAATATCAACTAATATTATAAGTGGAGGTACTTTTTATGGTGATGGAAGTAATTTAAGTGGTATATCAACAGATAATTTTTATGTAACTGGCGGTACTTTTTCATCTCAAATTTTAACATTAGAAAGAAATGATGGCAATAATGTTTTAGTTAGTGGTTTTACAGATTTTTATACCACTGGAGGTACTTACGATAATAATACTTCATTAATTACTTTTGAAAGAAATGATGGTAATTCTTTTGATGTTGATTTATCGTCAATAGATGTTAATGATACATTTGTAACTGGTCAAACTTTTAATAGTTTAACTTATAATTTATCAACAAGTAGAAATGATGGTATTACTATTAATACTGATTTATCATCTTTAGCATCTGATGTTTATGTTGTTAGTGGTATTTATGATATATTGACAGGCATTGTCACTTATACAAATTCTACTGGAGGGACTTTTCAGGTTAGTGGTTTTACCACTGGAATGACAGATAGTTATACAACAGCCGCTAATCTTAATGGTGAAACGATTGAGTTTGACAATAATATACAAGGAGGTAATTTGTATAGTGTAAACCTTTCCCCAGTCTTAAGTGGAAAAACTGATTTAACATTATTTGATACACATACTGGCGATACAAATAACCCACATCAAACATCATTTAATAATTTAATATCTACAGCACATACTCATACAATATCTGATGTTACCAATTTACAGACCGAATTAGATTCTAAAATTCAAAACGGAATTAATAGTGGTGGTGCTAATGAAGTGTTTAGTGGCAAGTCTGGAACAGATTTATATTTTAGGACAATTAGTGGTGGTAGTAATACTACAATCACAACAATAGATGATATTATTAAAGTTGATGTTTCTATACCTATTGATACAAATACATTTGTTACTGGTGGTACATTCTCATCGGAAACATTAACATTAGATAGAAATGATGGTGGTAGTGTTGTTGTAACAGGATTTACAACAGGTGGTGGTGATAACTTCTATGTTACTGGATTTACATATGATGATGCTAACACATTTACAATTAGTAGAAATGGTGGTTTAAGCGATTTATCAGCAACTATTAACACTCTTACAGGGTTAACAATAGATGGGGTGTTATCAGCATCTACATACACAGGTATAACACTTAACGATTTAGATGATGTAACAACAAATATACCAGCAACACCAGATAATACATATCAAGGTAGATTACTTTATTTTGATGCACCTACTAATCAATGGTTAACAGGTGAAGAATATGTTTCTGCTGGTAATGTAACTATATGGAGTAAAAAAGGTTCTGCTGGAACAATAGATAAGGGTTGTCCAGTTTATATTACAGGGTTTGATAATGATATACATGAAGTTGAATTGGCTAATGCATCAACTGGTAGTACAATGCCAGTAATTGGGTTTACTGCTGAAGATTTTGATAATGCTGGTGTTTATCCACTTATCACTTTCGGTAAATTAAGCGGTATTGATACGACAAGTGGTTCAACAACTCTTAACCCATTTGGTGAAACATGGGAAGTTAATGATGTTCTTTATATGTCAAAAACTGATGGTGGGTTAACTAAATTCAGACCAACTGGTACAAATACACAAATACAAAGAATTGCTAAAGTATTAAATGTTGGTACTACAAACGGACAAATATTTATATTTAACACTGCTAGAACTGCTGGTTTACCAAACTTAACAACAGGTTATTTATGGGTTGGTAATGGGGACAATTTACCACAAGAAGTTATTAGAACTGATGTGGGTATAACTACTACAGGATTTACATATAATGATAATAACACATTTACGATAACCGATGATAATGGTGGTTCACTTACTTCAACATTTAATCAAGTTAGTGGTTTAACAATAAATGGTGATTTAGATGTTACAGGTGATACAACACTTAATACACTAACAGCTAGTAGTATTACATCAAACTCGGCAATAGATGTATTTAACGGACATATTAATTTAAGAGATAATTCTTATTTCTTACAAGGTAGAACAATTGCTGATGTTAATGTATCTCTAATTGGTGTTGATAATCAAGATAGAGTATTTGTTGGTAATGCTGGATATGATACATACATAGATAGTGATACTATTGTAGATGGCAGTTTAACTGCTACAACATATTATGGTGATGGTTCTAATTTAAGCGGAACTACTCCATGGAGTCAATCAGGCACAAGTATATATTATAATGATGGAAATGTTGGTATTGGTGTTAGTGACCCAACATTTAATTTAGATATTGTTAGTAGTGGTGGCACATCTAGTTTTGAAGATATTGCTAGATTTAGAACTATAGATAGTACAGATTATTTAGCTATAACTAATGCTGTATCTACAGATGGTTCATTCAACCCAGTTTTTAGGTCTTTTAATAATACTAATACATCAACAAACTTATATATACAATCAGTTATAGACCCTTCTGTAGATACTGGTGTCAACCCATTGATAATGTTACAAGGTAGAGTTACCACAAACCCTGGGGTTGACCCTTGGAGTGGTGTTACTACTAGACCCATTGTTAGAGTTAGAAACAATAGTGCTAACTTATTAGATGTAACAGCGGATGGTAAAGTTGGTATTGGTACAATTACACCAAGTGATATATTAGAAGTGACAGATGGTACAACAACATTTGCGACTAATTTAGATAATGGTAGTGGACCACTTATAAGTGTTGTAACAAGTGATACAGATAGTTTAATTAGATTTGGAGCAACAGATGGTACTAGTTCAATAAATGTCGGTACTGTCGGAACTACTTATTCTGGAATACAATCTTTTGGTGTACCTAGTGATAGTTATATTTATTCTAATTCTGCTGCAAATGGTTTAAATTTGATTAACGGACCTGGTACTGGAACAGAAGATTACATTAGATTTTATGCTGGAGGTAATGCGTTATCAACTTCGCATTTACATATCCAAGGTTCTGGTAGTACAAAAGGATATATTGGTATTGGTACTGAAACTCCAACACAAAAATTACATATTTATGATTCAGTTGCAAATAGTTTAGCTAATTTTGAGAGTGGAGATGAAAGAGTAAATATTAGATTTAATGATTCATTAACGACAAATACACCAGTCATTGGAGCAAGTGGAAACACTATTACATTTGGGCATATTTCAGGAGGAGATAAGTTAGTTATTGACAATGATGGTTATGTTGGTGTTGGTGTAGAAACTCCATCTGATAGATTGTCGGTATCTGGTTCAACAGGTCAGTTTCGTGCAAGAGTTGATAGAACGTTGCCATATACAGCTGAATTTTATGGAAAGACAACAAATTCTTCTGGTTCAACAGTAATGCAATTAATTAACGATAATGTAAGTTCTATTGTTATGGGTGTATTAGGTTCAAATCGAGATGCATCTGTTGCATATGGTGGAGAATCAGATGATACGTTTATGTTTGCTTCAACAGCAGCAAATAACTTACATATATTTAATGGTGCAGGAACGGGCACAGAAGATAGTATTAATTTCTATGCAGGAAATAATGCTACAGCAACACCACACTTACATATTCATGGTTCTGGTAGTACAAAAGGGTATATTGGTGTAGGGATAGGAAATCCTCAATACACTTTAGATGTTTTAGGAGAAACAAGATTGTCTGGAAGTGGACAAAATGTTTTAACAATTATTGGTTCAAGTTCTACTGACCCATTATTTACAGTTCAAGGTTCTGCTGGTGAATTATTTAGTATTACAGACAATCTTACTGGTACACTATTCGCTGTTAATGATATATCTGGATTGCCTATTTTAGAAGTTAATAGTGATGATGAAATTTTGATGGGTAATTATCAAGCTCCTTCATTAAATACAACATTCAAAACTTCAATAACATCAGGTTTAACAGAATTGTATTCAATACCTTTAAGTGCATATACTGGTGGGTTCTTTGAATATACTTTAACAGGAACTGGTGCTAGAGCTGGTTCAATTATGTCAATATTTAGTGGTTCATCTGTTAACTATACAGAAACAACTACTACAGATATAGGTGATACTAGTCCTGTTACATTTGATATGAATGTGTCTGGAGGTACAGCTAATTTAACTGTATCAGCAACAACTGGTACTTGGGAAATAAAAACAATAGTAAGAAGTATATAAAATATGAGTTTTCATTATTCACCAAAAATAGTTACAGATGGGTTAGAGTTTTATGTTGATGCTTCTAATTATAAAAGTTATGTTAGTGGTAGTACAACTGAATATGATTTAGTTGGTTCCCAAGACATGACATTAAATAATGGTGTTTCATATACAACAGATAATTTAGGTAGTTTAGTGTTTGATGGTTTAGATGATTATACCCAGACAGTAAATAACTATAATCGTGAAAAACCATCTATGAGTTGGGATGTTTGGTTTAATAGAACACAATCAAACAATAATAACAATATGCCATGGTCAAATTTCTTACCGTATCTCGCATTTAGGTTTGATAATAGATTTATGTTTTCTTTTTCGACTAGATTAACTGGTACCACTACTCAAAGAAGTTTATTTACTACCACAACATATTCTGATAACACATGGTATAACGTATGTTCTACGCTACATCAAGATTTTTCATCTGGTGATGTAACGGTACAAATATATGTGAATGGAGAATTGGAAACGTCAAATACATGGACTGGAATTGTGGATGAATATTATTCTACACCATATGAACTAAGAATTGGTAACCATAGAGGAGCATCATACCCATTTGAAGGCAAAATACCAAGTTTAAAAATATATAATAAAATATTAAGTGCTGATGAAGTTAGACAAAACTATAACGCATTAAAAACAAGATTTGGATTATGAGTGGAGTAGTAGGACCAAGATTCGGAATAGTACAAGAAGGTTTAGTTTTAAACTTAGACGCTGGTAATACATCATCTTATCCAGGTACAGGAACAGATTGGTTCGATTTAACTTCAAATAATAATGATGGGGTTTTAACTAATGGAGCATCATATGTAACCGATGGTGGTGGAAGTATATCATTTGATGGTGTGAATGATTATGTTAATTTTAATGATAGTGACTTATTTAGTTTTGGTAACGGTACAAGTGATAATCCTTTTAGTGTGGGTTGTTGGGTGTACTGTGATAGTTCTGTTAGGTTTAGAACACTATCTAAAGCTACTGAATGGTTACATGGTCCTTTTGGTAATAGTGTACTTGGTTTAATTTTATTAGATAATAACTCTTCAAATTATATCGCTAGAACTACTACTACAGCTATACCAATAAATGTTTGGACTTCATTAATTTCAACATATGATGGTTCTGGATTAAGTACTGGAATTAAACATTATATTAACGGAGTAGAGGCTACTGGTTATAATAATTTGTCAGCTGGTTCTTATACCGCAATGAATAATAACTCTACTAATTTTTACGTAGGAAGAGATAGTGATTTTGGGGGTTATCACGCAAATGGAAAAATAGCGAATTCTCAAATCTACAATAGAGTTCTAACTGATTCAGAAGCATTACAAAACTATAACGCAACCAAAGGTAGATTTGGACTTTAAAAATAAAATATTATGACAAATTACGAAACAAGACAATTTATGATTTTTAATGTATCTGAGTTAGGTACAGTTGATTTCACACAAGTATTAGAAACATCACAAGATACAATTAGACGTTCAGTTGATGAAACTAAAACATTTGTTAAATGGGAAGGTGAAACAATACCATCCTCTATTAAATCACTAACAACAAAAGAAGGACCATATACATACACTGAAATTAAAACAATTTTAAGTGGTACGGAATGGACTTCAACTGAAGAATTATGATTTATGGCAACTAAAGGAGGTTTAAATATAGTTACAGATGGTTTAGAGTTTTATCTTGATGCTTCTAATTCTAAAAGTTATATAAGTGGCAACACTTTATTTAATGATTTGGTAGGTTCGAAAAGTTTAGAGCTAAACAATGGTGTTTCATACACAACAGATAACTTAGGTAGTTTAGAGTTTGATGGTTTGAATGATTATTGTATTGATTCTGAAATTTACAATATGAATAAAGCAGAAATGACATTTGATTTTTGGTTTAAAAGATATGCTTCAAATAATACTTATAATATGGTTTGGAATATGTATTTACCTTATTTTGCATTTAGGTCTGATAATACATTTCACTTTTCAAGATTTACGGTTATTAGTAGCGTTACAACACAAAGGAATTTATATTCCAACAATACATTCCAAAATAATGTTTGGTATAATGTTGTGTGTACAAATAATCAAGATGTTACATCTGGAAACAATACAGTTAACATGTACGTAAATGGAGAACTTGAAGTAAGTGAAACTATTCCCAATTCTGTAGATACAGTTTATTATTCAACTGTTTTTAATAGAAGATTAGGAATAGCATTTTGGGATATAACAAATCCAAGGCATTTTTTTGAAGGTAAAATCCCAAGTTTAAAAATATACAATAAAATATTATCCCCAGAAGAAGTACAACAAAACTATAATGCAACAAAATCAAGATTTGGATTATAAAAATAAATAAAAAAAACAACATATTTATATAATATAAAATTTCTGGATAGGGAAAGGAATTAAAAATTATGGGAAACGAATTTGTAATTAAAAATGGATTTATATCCAAAGGTGATAGTGAAGTCCAAGGTAGTTTAACGGCTACAACATATTATGGTGATGGTTCTAATTTAAGTGGAACAACACCATGGAGTCAATCAGGTACAAGTATATATTATAATGATGGTAATGTTGGTATTGGAACAGAAACTCCAAGTGAAATATTAGAAGTTGTACAAAACACAGAAAAATTTAGATTAAATCTAGATTTTGCGGATGGACCACAAGCTGCACTTTCTACAACACGAACTGATATAGTATCTAGATTTGCTGCATCTGATGGAGTTGTTTCAACTACTATGAATACTGTCGGTTTTGATTGGACTGGTTCTACTGTGTATGGTGACCCTGGTGATAGTTCTATTTATTCTAACACATCTGCTAACGGAATAAGTATAATAAGTGCACCTGGTACTGGTACAGATGATTATATTAGATTGTATGCTGGTGGTAATCCACAGACTAATATATCGGATTTACATATTCAAGGTTCTGGTAGTACAAAAGGGTACGTAGGTATTGGAACAGAAACGCCTACATCAAAATTAGAAGTTGTAGGTTCTTTTAATTTAAGAGAGTTTGGTAATATATCTACTGTAACTGGTAATACAGCTGGTTGGTATCGAATTGGTTATACATCAGGTGGTGATAGAGGTGGTATCCGAGTTCTTATTTCATATGCTGGTGGGAATTGGACACCAACTACATATGTCATTAATGCTTTTAAAAATTGGTCTGACTCTGTAGCAACACTTCAATTAGAAAAATACGGACAATCAAATTATATCCATGAAGTTAGGATAGTAGAAGATGAAATTGATTCTACAACATACCATTTAGAAGTGTATTTACCAAATCTTACTGCTGGTCACAATGCTAAAATTTATTTTGACAAAAATTTAGGATATGAAGGTTCATGGAATTTAAATACAGGTGTGTTATCAGCATCTACAAGTGTAGTAAATCCAGTAGCTCGTTCTCCATTTACATCAGCATCCGATGGTTATACATTTGAAAATATCATATTAAATAATAATATTAATAATAATTTTTGGAAATTAGAGGATGGTGATGGGTTTTTATATTTCAAAGATTCTAATAGTGATACACCACTAACATTACAAGCTGAAGATAATTTTGTAGGCATAAATAATACAAGTCCATTAGTAGAGTTAGATGTTAGTGGAGATACAAAAATAAGTGGAACACTTAATATAGGAACATTAGGTACAGGTACTTCAGTTACAAATTTAGGCGTTGATTCTACTGGTAATGTTGTTAGTGGAAATACAAATACAGGTATTTATGGTGGTGATGGAACTATACCATTAAACACAATAGCATCGGTTAATGGAAATTTAACCTTTCAAGGTTTAGATGAAGATACTAAGATAATACTTAAAGATGGTAATAATGGCGGTGAAGTACATTTATTTTCAGATGGTAATGCTGGACAATCCGCACTTGAATTCTACAATCCAGGTGGAGCTATTTTAACATCTAAAATACAGAATGCTGGTGGTGACACTAGGTTTATATCAAATGGTAGAGATTTATTGTTTACTACAAGTACAGGTGCAACAACAGAAGGTTTATTTATTGAAGCTGGTACTGGTAATGTGGGTGTTGGTACTACAACACCTTCAGTAGAATTTCACGTAAAGGGTGATAGTTCAATACTTAGGTTAGAAACTACATCAGCTAATAATTCTAATTTTATAGAATTTTATGACCCATCGGAAAGGAAGGGTTGGATTGGTTATCCTTCTAGTACTTCATCTACAGATGCTCTTTTTATACGAAACGAAGAACATGGTTCTAAAATTATAATTAGTACTACAGATAGTGGTGGTACATCTAGAACTGCTATAGGTATAGATGCTAATCAAAATGTAGAATTACCAAGTGGTAATTTAGATATTAGTGGAACACTTAATATAGGTACATTAGGCACTGGTACTTCAGTTACAAACTTAGGTATTGATGGTAGTGGTAATGTTGTTAGTGGAACAACAGGTGTTAGTGACGATAATAAGATATTTAGTTGGTTTATGAATGTAACATAAAATGGGATTAAGTTTAATAAAAGGAAATAGTGGTTATATTGGATTAGATAAGCGTGGTGAAGTCTCTAGTACTGGAACTACTGGTAGTGTGTCTGTACGTAAACAGTTTTTAGAGAGAAAAAGAGGGAATTTCATTCCAATTACACCAGGTGACCCATTTTTATTATTTGAGGATGATTTTGAAGATGGTACACTTAATAAATGGACTGTGGCTAATGAAGGTGGTACCAGTACAAATAAATCTGATTGGGTTGTTGGTACAGCGGTATCATCAAGTGGTGGTACACAGTCAGCTTATATTTCAGATAATAATGGTGTTAACGCACAATATTATGGTTCTAGTCAAAGAGATAGTCATATTTATTTTGATTTTGATATCCCATCTGTCGCAACATCACTTACTTTAGAGTTTGATTGGAGGTGTAATGGAGAGAGTAGTTTTGATAATGGTTATGTAAATTATTGGAACACTTCATCAACTCCTTTAGCTGGTACTGAATACACATCAATAACAGATAGAATAGGTGGTGATTCTAATGGTAGATTTAATGATTTATATCAACCTGGTGCTGATTTGAGTTGGTTTCGTGAAACAATAACTATAGATGGCACAACAGGTAATGGGCCTTTATTTACACCAGGTACAACACAAAGAATAGTGTTTAGTTGGACAAACGACAGTTCAGTTGAGAATAATCCAGGGATGTGCATAGATAATATTAGATTAATTTATAACGTATAATGAGTATAAGAGGAAATAGTGGGTTTATTGATACAGATAAAAGGTTTGGTATTATTGGTAGAGAACAACATTTTTTAGAAAGAACACAAGGCAGGTTTAGTAATGAACTTATACCAGCACCAACCGCATGGTACGATGCTGCTGAAAACATAACATTAAATGGTAGTAATGTCTCTGTTTGGGGTGATAAAAGCGGAAACGGTTTAGATATGATACAAAGTACAGCATCAGCTCAACCACCATATAATTCATCAAATGTTGATTTAAATAATTTACCATCGGTTGATTGTGATAATGGTGACAGTATGGAGACATCTGACAGTACTTTGTTAGACTTAACAAGTACTGGTGGTTTTACAGCATATTACGTTGGTAAGTTAGATTCTTTCCCATCTACATTTGGTTTTTTTATTGGAAGAACAAATAGTACATCTTGGTCATTAGGGTGGGGTGTATTTTCTTATTCAGGAACTTTAAGATGGTTTGTAAATGATTGGAATACAGCTTCACAACGTTGTGAAACAAATTTACCTTCATCTATAGGTTCAAATATATTTAAAATGAGGTATGACCAAATAAATATAAGTGCTGAAATAATTGGACCTTCAGCTGATAGTGATACTCAACCATATACAAGTGCTGTTCAAGAGCCTTCTTCTGAAGGGTTGTTGCTTAATGCTGGTGGTAGTGATGTTTATGATTCAGATTTTGATTATGCTGAATATATATTTTACAATAGACCTTTAACGTCTGATGAACAAATTCAAGTTGAAAATTATTTAAAAACAAAATATAATATAAGTTAAAATGAGTTATTTAAAAATAGGAAAATACTTTGGTGAAAGTCAAGGATTTGAAACATATCAAATAAAAGAAATTTTAGATGTTAATTATCAAGATATAACTAATGTATATCATTGGTTTAAAATTGATGAATTAGAAAAAGATTTTTTGTATAGAAGGCAAATGGCTATTGAATACATAACTAGTGTTGGAGGGTTTGATAATTTAAGTGAATTAGATAAACCATATGCAGCTAAAAATTACTGCGTAGGACCAATAGATAGAGATAAAATATTTACAAGTTCTGAACAAGAAGAGTATTGGTATTATTTTGTGGTAAATTCAGAAAATTGTAGAAAAGAAAGATGGGATAAAGCAAAGTCTTTTGCTTCTTATAGACTTTCAATTTCAGATTCTTCTAACTTGGCAGTATCAACATCATTGCTAAATGAAAATTATATAAAATATGGCATTGAAAGTTTTGCAGAAGATAGTCAAGATGGTTTGTATGATTGGTTAAAAAGTGAAGGTAATTATGTTTCTTCAGGTTTTTCAGAAAAAACTTATTATACAGAAGAATTAAAGAATGGAATAATAAATAAACTTAATGGTTTATAATAATTTAACATATTTATAATAAAAAGAAGATGGAATATTTAAATACAGGTAGTCATTTAGGAACAGGTTCAACTGTAGCACTTAGTGCTTCTACTACGACAAAGTATCTAGTTAAGACTGTACACGCAACTAACGTTTTTAGTGCTGATACTTCATTTAACTTATCTTGGGTTGATAATAGTGCTTCTCAAACATATTATTTAGCTTATGATATTACGATACCACAATCATCGTCATTTCAAGCTTTAGATGGAACTTTTACTTTAGATAATTTAGATAGTTTACAAGCAAGTTGTGGTAATGATAATGCTATAGATTTATCTATATCATATATGGAAATAACAAATACAGAAGGTTAAGATTATGAGTACAGAAAAATTAAAAAAAGTTTATAAGCCTAATATTGTTAAATTTAGGAGAATGTGGGTTAATTTATTTAGGAATTATAGTAAAAAAAATAAACTACAACCATCAGCAGTTATTGTATTTATAACATTTGTTATAACTATAATTTTAACTTTATTAGGTTTTACTAAATATGCATTTTTACCATTTGCAACTGGTTGTTCTTTTATTTTGGTAACGTTTATTTATTTTCATTTTTTTCCTTTAACTTGGAAAGAGATGAATGACGAAGAAAAGGAAGCTTATAAGTTTTTTAACCGATTGCCTAATGATTGGGATTTAGAAAAATAAAATTAAAATAAAATGATTATTACAACAGGTCAAACAGTTTATGAATTAATTAGGTCATTTAATCCTACAACTAATTTACCTATAACCCCAGTTAATCTTTCTTTCACTATGTATACTGACGGATTGGTTAATACAGGAGTCACTGTAAATTCTGTTTTATCTAATGCATCAGAAGGTATTTATTCAATATCTTGGTCAGCATCTACATTAGGAACTTTTCAATTATATGTAGATAATTTAGATACTGGAGTAGTATACGTGTCTGAAATTTATAATGTAAAAAGAGATTCAGAAGTTAATCCTTCACCAACTATATATGTTGGGTTATAATTAAAAAAACCACCCCCAGCTCCTCTAAAAGCATTTTTTAAAAAAAAATAATATTTATAATTAAATAAATAATTATGAATTATATAGAAGAATATATAAAATGTGTACAAAGTCCTGTCTATTTTGCTAACACATATGGATTTGTTTTTGATATGAAAAAACAGCAGATAGATAAAATGACTTGTTTTCCATATCAAGAATCTTGTTTAAACACATTTAATGATAATCAAAATTCTATAGTTTTAAAGTCTAGACAAATGGGACTTTCAGTAATATCAGCTTTATATGTAGCTTGGAGGTTAGTTTTTTGTCCAGATGAAAGAATATTAGTTGTTGCAGATAATGGTAATGGTGCAGTAAGATTTTTAAATACAGTTAGACAGTTTTTAGATAGACTTCCAGATTGGTTATTACCTGAAGAAAGGCTAATAAATAATACAAAACAAATTTCTTTTTCAAACGGTTCTTGGGTTAAGGCTGTTGCAAGTAGTAAACAAGCTGGTAGAGGTGAATCTTTAACTTGTTTAATTCTCGATGAGACAGCTTTTATTGAACATGCACAAGATATCTGGATGGGTGCTGGTTTAGCTTTATCAGCAACTCAAGGTAAGTGTATAATGATATCAACACCCAAAGGAACAGGAAATTTATATCATCAAACTTGGACGCAAGCCACAAAAGGAAAAGGAAACTTTGTTCCAATTAAATTACATTGGTCTATACATCCAATTTTATCAGAAGATTTAGAAACAAGAGTAGATTCTGATGGAAAAGAATATCCTTGGAGTCCCTGGTATGAAGGAGAATGTAATAGAATGCATCATAATAAAATTAAGATAGCACAAGAGTTAGATTTATCTTTCGAAGGTTCAACAGCAGTTGTGGTTGAGAGTTCTATAATACAAAAATATGTAAAAGATATAGGTGATAAACAACCTATATGTTATTATGATTTTAAAAGGACAGAATCTGGATTTTGTGATTATGTAACTTCTTTTCATGTTTGGAAAAAACCAGAAGAAAATGGCAATTATATAATTGGAGCCGATGTTGGTAGAGGGGATGGAGCGGATTATTCTACTGTTCAAGTTATAGATGCAGATAGTTTAGAGCAAGTTGCTGAATATCAAGGTAAAATAGTACCAGATGTTTTTGCTGAACTACTTTATAAAGTTGGTATTGAGTATAATAATGCATTTATGGCTGTAGAATGTAACAGTTTTGGTTTAGCTACAACATTAATTTTGAAAAATACATTAAAATATCCAAAAGATAGAATGTATATTTCTAAATCAGCTGTTAAACTTTATAATAGAACACATAATTATGTGGTAGATAAAGATACTGATGTTCCTGGTTTTCAGACTACTGTAAAAACTAGACCACTCCTTTTAAATTCAATCGTTACAAATATGCGAGAAATGCATATAAAAATAAATTCATTAAGACTTCTTACTGAATTTGAAACTTTTGTTTATAAAGGTGACAAAGCTGAACATGAACCTGGATTTAATGATGATTTAATTTTTGCACTTGCTATCGCTTTATTGATTAGGGATACTGAATTCGAATCTGTATTCTGGAACAAAAAGAAAACAATGGAAATGTTAGATATGATAAGTCATAGTTCAAGTGATGTTGGGAATTTAAGTTTAGATGGCAATAAAAAAGAAAATTGGGAAGATGATGATGATTTTAATGATAACTCTTGGTTATATGGCTCAATAAAAGGATAATCTATTTACTTTTTGAAAAAAAGTGTTTTATTGTTAAAAAAGTCTTCTAGAAAGCTTAGAAAAAAGAAAAATTAAATATTTATTAATAAAAAAAATGTCAGAAAAAAGTGTATTTATAGATTTATTAGATAGATTAAAAAGAGGAAGAACTTCTAGACCTTTACCTAATGAAAGACAAGTTATATCTGGAAATATGTCAAATAATAATTTGACACCTATGCAACAGAGACAACAAGATTTTCTTGATGTTCAATCTCAAAAAATATCTCAAGACATTTATTCTAGAAGTGTTTATTATGATACAGATAGAATAGGTGCATATAATGATTATAGAGCAATGGATATGTCACCAGAGGTATCTGCAGCACTTGATATAATAACTGATGAAAGTGTTACTAGAAATGAAAGAGGTGATATTTTATCAGTTTATTCTGAAAATGACAGAATTAAAACTGTTTTGAAAGATTTGTTTCATGGAAGAATGAATATAGAATATAATTTAACTTTCTGGGTAAGAGAAATGATTAAGTTTGGTGATTCTTTTATCAAATTAGAAATAGACCAAAAAGAAGGTATTTATGATTCTAGAATGTTACCAGTTTCGGAAATACATAGAGAAGAAGCTTTTGATGGAAATATAAACTCTTCAAGATTTAAGTGGGATATAAACAATATGTATTTTGAAGAATTTCAAATGGCTCACTTTAGGTTAGTTTCTGATGGTGCTAAATTACCTTATGGTAGAAGTGTTTTAGACCCTGCTAGAAAATTATGGAAACAACTTCAACTTGCTGAAGATGCTATGTTAGTTTATAGAATTATTAGAGCACCAGAAAGAAGAGTTCATTATATTGAGGTTGGTAATTTAGAATCTGCAGATGTTCATCAGTATATAGAAAAAATTAAAAGAGAATTAAAAAAATCACCTATTGTTGACCAAAAAAGTGGACAAATGAATTTGAAATATAATCCTCTTACTATGGAAGAAGATTATTTTATGCCAATTAGGGGGGATAAATCGTCTAGAATTGAAACTTTACCTGGTGCTTCAAACTTGGGAGAAATACAAGATGTTGAATATTTGCAAAATAAACTTTTTGCAGCATTAAAAGTTCCTAAACCTTATTTAAATTATTCAGAATCTATGCCTGGGGGTTCAGCTTTATCTCAAGCAGATTTGAGATTTAGTAGAACTATAAATAGGATTCAAGAAAATATAATCATTGAACTTAGAAGAATAGCTAATATACACTTATTTTTATTAGGATTCGAAGATGATATGGATAATTTTAGCTTAAAATTAACCAATCCATCAACTCAACAAGAATTGTTGAAGTTAGAAACTATGAAAAGTCGAATGGAAGTTTTCGAGAAAATGTATACAACAGAAGCAACTTCTCCCGTGTCATATACTTGGGCTATGGAATATATTATGGGATTTTCTAAAGCTGAAATTAAGCAGATATTAAGGCAGAAAAAGGTAGAGAAAAAAATGTTCTCAGAAATAGAAGTTGCACCAGAAGAATATATGGAAACTGGTTTATTTGCTGATATAGATGAGAAGTTTAGAATAAATGGAGAAACAGCACCAGAAGGAGGTGGTGAAATGGGTGGAGAAGCGACTGATTTAGGTGGAGAAGATGCTGGAGGTTCTTTTGATTCAGGTTCTGAAGAAGATTTTGGAGGAGAAGAAGAATCTTTATCTGAAAATGTTTTATTTTTAGAAGAAAATAATAAAGATTTAAAAAGAAGTAATAAAAATTCAATTAAAGAAAATTATATTCTAAATGTTAAAAATGATAATTTAAATACTAAAACAAACAGATTAATTGATTCTATAACAGAAAGATTAAATAAAATAAATAAAGAAACTGGATTAGATGACGATGGAAATGATATATTAAATCAAGGTGATAAAATTTAATTATTAATATTTTATTTTTATGAATTACGAAGAATTAAAAAAACAAATAAGAGAAAAAAAAGAGGCATTATCTAAAGGTACAAAAGTTAGAGAAGAAAATTTAATAGAAGATGATGAATATGGAATAGATGAGTTATTTCAAAAAATTAAATTTTTAACAGAAAGAGCAGAACCTAGATTATATAAATTTATGTTTAAAGGTACTGTGGACGCTTCCATTGATGCAAGGAAGTATCTTAATGATATAAGAAAATTATGTATAGAACTTAGGGGTGCTATCTTGAAACAGCGACAAGATAATGAAAGTGATTACTCTTAAAATTTAATATTTTCAATAAAATAATTAACCACCACCCAGAATTAATTATTAAATTTTTATTAGCTTTCTTTTGAATTAAAGTGAAAACTAATTATATTTGTATCATATGTTTATAATATTTGATACAGAAACAACAGGGTTGCCAGAAGATTTCAGTGCTCCCATAACCGATGTTAATAATTGGCCAAGAATAGTTCAGTTAGCATGGAAGGTTTACGATATTAATGGTGTGGAGATTGGTTCAAATAACAGAATCATAAAGCCAGATAAATTTATAATACCTGAAGAAAGTATTAGGATTCATAGAATAACTAATGAAAGAGCCAACTTTGAAGGTGTACCTTTAGAACAAGCTTTAAATGAGTTTATTAAAGATATAGAGAAATCAAAATTTTTAGTAGCTCATAATATTAGTTTCGATAACAAGGTAACTGCATGTGAATTTTATAGGTTGAACATGAAAAATTATATGAGAGACATTACTCATATATGTACTATGAATTCAACAGTAAACTTTTGTAGAATACAAGGCAAAAACGGTTTAAAACCACCAACTTTAACAGAACTCCATAAAATACTTTTTAATAAAACATTTGAAGATGCCCACGATGCTTTAATTGACGTTGAAGCTTTAGCTAAATGTTTTTTTGAGTTAAGAAGAGTTGGTGCATTAGGGTTTGGAGAAGATGTTTTAGAATTTTTAGACTCAAAAAGTTCAGAATTAGAAATTATAAATAAATGGAAGCAAAAAAATGGCTCTGTTCCAATAGACCATTCAATGGTTAATTTCGGCTTACATACTTATCATTCTGTTTTAGAAGGTGCTGGCTCCACAAGTGATTATATAAGTATGGCTAAAGAGTATAATCATAAAACTTTAGTTTTAACTGATAAAGGTAGTTTATCTAGTGCTTTTTCGTTTTATCAAAAATGTAAATCAAAAGATATTAAACCTATAATTGGTTGTGAATTCTTTTTAAATGATAGTATAGGTGGTCAATATGAACCAAAAGAGCAAGATATTAATGTTTTGCAAAAAATAATAGTTTTAAATGATGAAGGATATGTTAATATAAATAAAATCAATTATCTTTCATTTGCTGAAGGTTTTTATAGAGTTCCAAGAATAAAAACTAAGTGGATTTTAGAAGGAAAAGAAGGTTTGATATTAACTACCAGTTCAAAACATGGTACTATATCTAAATATTTACAAATGGGTAAATACAGACAAGCTGAAGAATATTTAGTTAAAATGCTTAACCTTTTCGGAAGAAGAAATTATATAGCCGAAATATCTCTAGAAGACAATGAGATACAAAGACAATATAATAAATTTATTATAAATATGTCTAACAAGTATAATATGGCTATTATTGTTTCAAACGATGTTTACTTTCCTAAAAAGAATGAAAAAGTTCTTCAAGATGTATTGATATCAATTAATCAAAAAAGACCTATCAAAAAAGCTAGAACAAAAGAAAATGGAGATATGTATTATCCTTCAGAATCTGATATATTCGAAATGAATGAATCCTTTGCATATGATTATGAAGAAGATTTTGTTAGAATATGTATGATTAATAGTGAAAAAATATCTTCTTTATGTAATTTTGATTTTGAAACTAATGTAGAAAAATATCCTCAATATAAACCTACTAACGATGTTTTTGAATTTTTTAAAACAAAAGATACTGAAGAGATAATTAGAAGACTTTCGCATGCCAAATTAAACCAAAAACTTAGTTTATATCAAAAGAAAGGTCCAATAAAAATAGATGAAAAGAAAATTGAAGAATATAGAAAGAGATTAGATTATGAATTGGATGTCATCAGAGATAAGAAGATGTTAGATTATTTTCTGGTTGTTTGGGAATTAATAAGATTTTGTGCTGATAATGATATAGAAGTTGGCCCTGGGAGGGGTTGTTTTTTGCCAGGAAGTAGAGTAAAAATGGCTGATGGAATGTATGTTCCAATAGATACAATTGAAATTGGAGATAAGGTAATTGATGCATTCGGAGATGAAAGAAAAGTTATTGATACATTGGAGTATGATATTCAAGAAGAGATTATTGAACTTAAATTTGATGATGGTAGAGTGATAGAATGTACTCTTGACCATGAAATTCTTACTGAAAATCGTGGGTGGGTGGAAGCTAAAAATTTAACTGAAGAAGATGATATTGTTGATATAAATAAATATTAGAATTATGAGAAAATCTTTTAATTAATTATTCGTTTATGATTTATATAATATGTTTAGTTTGTGAAATTTTTGATTAATTAATAAAATAGAAAAGCAAAACAAGAACATAAAGAAAATAATAATGGCAAAACTAAAAAGTAGAAAATTTAAAAATTACAAAGGTAAAGTTCATGATTTAACTGTTGAAGAAACACATTCTTATAATATTGAGGGAATAGGTGTACACAATTCTGCAGCAGGAAGTCTTCTTTCATGGTGTCTTGATATTACGAAAATTGACCCTTTAAGGTTTGATTTATATTTTGAGAGATTTTTAAATCCAGCTAGAAATTCTCCTCCTGATATTGATATAGACTTCGAAACTGGTTCAGATGTTAAAACTGATGAGTTTCTTTATAATAAATATGGAAAAGAGTGTGTTTTTCCTGTAATTACATTTTCTACTTTTAACGAAAAAGGGTGCCTTAAAGATGTGGCTAAAGCTTTTGGTCAAGATGCAGGTTTTGATTCGAATGTTTTTGCTGTAACTAAAGAAATGCCAAAATCTTTTATGAAATATGAAGGAGACTTAAAAGATTGGTTAAGAGAACATCCAAATTCACCAGAATCATCTGAAGTAGTCAAAAGTTGGATACAAAATCCATCAAATAAAAAAATTATAGATACCACTTTAACTCTACAAGGTCAAGTTAGAAATTTAGGTAAACATGCTGCTGGTATAGTTATTACACCAGGGCCAGTTTGGGAATATATGCCAGTAAATATAGTAAAAGGTGTTACTGTATCTGGTTTTCAAGAATCTGGTAGTGGTAAAGATTTGTCTGACTTGGGAATACTAAAGTTAGACAGACTTAATTTGACTACTTTAAACGTTTTAAAACAATCCATTAAATTAGTAAAAGAAAATAGAGGTATAGATATTTCTGAAGAAGTTAAATATGTTGATTTAGATAATCCTGAACTTTTTGAAGAGTTAAGAAGTGGTAATAATCAAGGAGTATTTCAGTTTGAATCCGAAGGAATGTCTAAGCTTATAAAAAATATGCATACAGAAAACTTTGAAGAAATGGTTGCTGCCAATGCATTATATAGACCAGGCCCTATGGGTGTAGGTGCTCATGAGGAGTATATAAGGAATAAAAAAAGCCCAGAGTCTATTGATTTAGTTCATCCATCTTTAGAGCCTTTATTAAGAAATACAAATGGAGTATTAATTTTTCAAGAGCAATTAATGTTTATTGCTCATGAATTGGCTGGAATGTCTTTAGGGGAAGGTGATAATTTAAGAAAAGTTATGGATAAAGCTTCTAAGGTTATAAAAAAGACATTATCTGGAGAAGAGTTGGAAGAAAGTGAATCTTCAAATAAGAATTATAAAGAATATTTAAAACTTTGGGATAAATTTAAAGAGGGTTGTAAAGCGAAAGGTTTAGAAGAGAATGAAGTTAAAGATATAGAGGAGTGGTTAGTTAAGTATTTGGGATATTCGTTCAACAGAAGTCACTCAGTAAGTTATTCTTATGTTGCGATGCAAACTTTGTATATGAAAAGATATTACCCTACAGAGTTTTATACTGCTTTATTGAATCACGCTAAAGATGATGAATCTTGGTTATCTTCAGCTATTATGACATCTTTTACAAAAGGTATAAAGATTTTACCCCCCAACAGAAAATCTAAATGGGAATGGGGAATGTTAGACGAAAACACTATACTTATGGGCTTTTCTAGCATTAATGGAATGGGTGAGATAGCATTTGAAGAGCTTCAGTCTATTGGGGTATCTGACATTGATAAAGATAAGTTTTTTATGCATCAATTTAGTAAATTTAATAAAGCTAACTTTGAAGCTTGTTTAAATGCTGGTGTTTTTGATGATTGGTCTAGTTCAAGAGAAGAGTTAATGGAATTTCGTAAGTATAAAATGAAAAGTAATACTATGCAAATGGATTTGTTTGGACAAAATAGATTTGATATTATTGAAGAAAACTTAAAAGATAAATATGAACCAACACCTGAAGAGGTTAAATATAAAGATTTTATAAAAGTTTGTAGTTTAGATTTGAATTTGTTTAATAAGATATCTAAGTTAAAGCAAGATTTTATGGATAAATATGATTTTAATATAGAACCTGTAACGGAATTTGAGAATCCAAATAAATACTATTATTTTGTAATAAAGGGTGTTCAAGAAAAGTATTCTATAAAAGGTAAAAAATATTGGTCTTTAGAGTTGAGTGATGGAGGTTCTGTGGTTAAGATGGTCGTTTGGGCTGATGCTTATGATAGAATAAGTGATTTAATTGAAGAGGGAAGTATATATATAACTAAATTCAAAAAAGAACAAGGTTGGTTAAAGTTTCAAGATGGTTGTCAATTTAGAAAAATATCTTAATTTTGCTTTTTGTTGAAGTAATGTTTTATTTTTTCTTTAATATCATACAATAAACCTTTTGGTACATATCCCAATTCTGCAAAGTTTTCGTATATTGACACTAATGGAGTTCCAATAAGACCTCCATAAACCATTCCAGGTAACCAAATGAATAAAGTTGAGTGTTTTGCAGCGTTCCAACTAATAGCAAGCATTAAAACATATATTATTGAGATAACTAAAACTCTAGGTAACTTACTACTACTAAAAGTTCTATATTTTATAGATTTCCATATTCCAGTGGAAGCATCTACAATAATTAAGAATAACATAAAATATACAGCTGATGCATCATCCCAAATGTATTGAGTAATAAATGAAGTTGAGGCTGTAATCATAGCTAATAGGAAATTTATGAAAGAATTTTTTAATCCAAGAATAGAACTAAATAGTTCTTTTGTGTTTTCAAAACCTAAAATTAATTTATTTTCTTTCATATGATTATTTTTTTTCGTATATTTGTTGTTATAAATAAATAGCAAATAATAATTAAAAAATTAAAAAAATGGCAGAATTCATAAAGAAAATAATTTTTGATTATGTTAAAAAAGATGGTGAAGAATCTGTAAGAAATATTGTAGCTCCAAAATTTCTAAAAGAATCTTTTAATTCTTTTTCAGATTTAGAAAAAGAGCAAGTTAAATATATATCTGGATATGAAATAGATTCAAAAGACTTGTCTGATGAAGATTTGAAAGAATATGAAGAGACTATTTGCGATTACTTTAATCTAGCTTTACCTACAATGGAAGAGTATTTTAAAGATTTAGGCTTAGATTTTAAAAGAGTTAAACAAAAATCTTTTAAAAAAGAAGGTATTAAAAATTCTAAATTAATAAAAGAGTAGTGTCAAAAAGTAAAAAAGATTTTTGGGATTTTTCAAAAAGATTCAAACCTTCACAAGGTATATTTAATTATTGTAACAATAATCCTAACAAAAAGGAGTTGTTAATAGAAAGGAATAGTAAAATAGACCGAGAAGTGGAGTTGCGAAATGTTTTTGAATATTTAAAAAAGATTATATATGAGTGAAATAAAAATTTTACATAATTATGTATCACATAAATTTAAAGATAATAAGTTAAGTTTATATTTTCCTCATAATTTAGATGTTTCAAAAAATCCAGAAATTTATAGACTTAAGAAATGGGTTGAAAGTTCTGGAATGAAATTTAAAGAAATTAGTGAGAATAAGACTGATATTTTATATCCAAAATCTTTTGATTTATCTGGTTGTTTCTATGAGAGGGAAACTTATAAATATTTGATTGGCTTAAATAAAGAGAAGGGTGTAAAGTTGGATTTGGATGATTTTTTTATTTTCTTATATTCAAGATTTTTAAAAAAGATTAATGTTTGTAATGAAGTTATTTCTTTTGTTTATGGCGTTTCTAAAGAAGAATTTAATTCTAAAAGTTTAAAATATTTTGATTATATAAATTATTCTTTTGAAAACAAACCAGATAAAGTTATTTATGTTAATGATTTGAAAGAAGGTGTTAATGAGTTGGATTATGTAAAAACAAGATTTCTGAATGCTAACAAAGAAAATAAAATTGTTTATTTAACTAAAAATAAAAAAAATAAAACAAAAAAAGATGGTCAAGTTAAATATTTGACTTTACCAAAATTAATTTTTAAAAATTCAGATTTAAATAATTTTCATGATATAATAAATTTATTGAATGATTATTTTAGTTTTGAAGATAGGTATTTATATTATAATATTATAATTGGTTTAATATTTTCTCAAGATTTAACTAAAAATGAATTATATGTTGACTTATCAAATAAAGAATATCTTTCAAAGAGTTATGGGCTTTATATTACTGAAACTTATATAAAATTAAAAGATTATGTTTTTTTAGAAGAAAATAAAAGTGCTTTTAACTCTAATGTTTTACAGTATCTTATGAGTAAGTCTATTTGGTATTTAAATGTAAATATTTTATTTGAGGGAATTGTAAGTCTTTGTGATGATATTAATAGTATAATTGAAAATGAAGAGTATGATATAAATACTGATGATAATGTTAAAGTTTTTTTGACTGGAATGATGGAAGATTTAGTTTTGGGGATGAAAATGATGGGTATGTTTTTGGTAGACGAAATAAATGTTGAATTTAAAAAATAATGTAAAATGGATAATATAACTTCCTTTGTTGGGATTATAAGAAGAGTTAAGTTTCATAATCCAATTAATGGTTATGGAGTTTTGAGTGTTGAAGTTGTTGATAATAAAGACATTAAAGATAATATAACCGTAACAATAAATCAACCAAAAGTATTTGAAGGTGTTACAATGAAATTTGAAGGTTATTGGTCTAAACATGCTAGGTTTGGAAAACAATTTAATACTAACTCTTGTCAAGAAATGCCTCCAGCAACAACAGAATCTCTTGTTAAGTATTTAAGTTCAGGATTTTTTCCAGGGATAGGACCTGTTACAGCTAAAAAGATAGTTAATTATTTCGGTGATGAAGCTTTAGATATTTTTAGGAATAACATTGATAGAATAATTGAAGTAGAGGGAATAAATAGGAGTAAATTACAAGTGCTTAAGGAGAGTTGGAAAGAAAATAGGGAAATGAATAATATTATGATTTTCTTGCAAGACCATATGGTTGCCACTTCTTCGGCTGTTAAAATTTACAAAGAGTATGGTATAGATTCTATTTCAACTTTAAAAAATAATCCATATAGATTGGCTACAGATATAGTTGGGTTTGGATTTTCAATGGCTGATAAGTTAGCTATGAGTTTAGGTTTCAATGAAAAAAGTGAAGAAAGAGTTACTGCAGCTGTACATCATATTTTATCTAATAATCAATCTGATGGACACTGTTATTTAACTGAAAAACAAACAAAAGAAAGAGTTAGGAAATTAATTGGAATTGAAGTTAATACATTAATAGAATATATTTTAAATAAAGAGGAATTAGAAGAGAAGATAGTATCTATAAATTTCTCTAAAGATAAAATAAGAGAACAAAAAAGGTTTTATTCTAGAGATTTGTATTATGATGAAATGTATGTAGCAGAAAAGGTGGTTAGATTATCAAAGAAAAGATATGCTAACAATACAAGTGATTTAAAAGAAAGGTTAGATAAAATGTTGTCTAATTCTAAAATAAAACTTAGTGAAGAACAATATGATTCAGTTATAGGAGTTGTTTCTAATGGTTTGTCTATTTTAACAGGAGGTCCAGGCGTTGGCAAATGTTTAAAGAAGGGTACAACTGTTTTGATGTTTGATGGGACTAAAAATAAGGTGGAAAACATTAAAGAAGGAGATTTGTTAATGGGAGATGATTCTACTCCAAGAAAAGTTTTGAGTTTAGCGAGAGGTAAAGAGAGAATGTATGATGTAATTTCTAATGATGGAAAAATTTGGGGATGTAATGAATCTCATATACTTTCTCTTGTTTATAACACTAAAGAGAGAGATATAACAATTAATGGTAAAAAATATTCTCAAGGTGATGTTGTAGATATATCTATTAAGGATTATTTGAAAGTTAGTAAAAGAAACAGACATAGATTAATGCAGTATAGTGTAGGAGTTGAATATCCTTTAAAGAAAACTTATTTAGACCCCTATTTGTTAGGTTTGTGGTTAGGTGATGGTCATAGTAACTCAAAAACATTTATAATAACAAATATAGATAAAGAAATAATAGATTATTCTAGAGAATGGTCAGATAACAATGGTTATAAATTTAGATTAAGAGAAAATCTTAATAGAGCTTCTAGTTTAATTGTTACAGGTGGAAAAAAGTCTTTATATTCATTATTAAAAAAAGAAAATGTATTTAATAATAAGCATATACCTAATGAGCATCTAATTAACTCCAGGGAGCATCGTTTAAGTTTACTTGCAGGTTTGATAGATTCGGATGGTCATTTAACTGGTAGTGGTATATATGAAATAACTCAAAAAAATAAAAAATTAGCATATGATATATTTGAGTTAAGTTCTAGTCTTGGTTTTAAAACATCTATAACCGATAAGATTGCTACAATGAAAAGAGAAGATGGTAGTTATTATAGTTGTAAAGTTTATAGAATTAATATAAGTGGAAATTTACAAAGAGTACCTGTTAAAATTAAGCGAAAAAAAGCAATGAATAATCAAAATAAAAATCATTTACATTCTGGTTTTAAGTTGGTAGATAAAGGAGAAGGAGATTATTACGGTTTTGAAATTGATGGAAATAAAAGATTTGTTTTAGGTAATTATGTCGTTACTCATAATACCACTACTGTAAAGTTTATTTATGATATACTTTTATCTTTAGGTAAAAAAGTACTTTTAGCAGCACCAACAGGAAGGGCAGCTCAAAGAATGTCTGAAGTTATAGGTGCAGAATCAAAAACAATACATAGATTATTAAAATGGGATGCAGGTAATGGTAATTTTAGAAAATCTGAAAAAGATATGCTGGAATGTGATTTTATTATTTTAGATGAATCCTCTATGATTGATATTAGGTTAGCTTCTTCATTTTTTAGAGCTATATCGCCAAATACACAAATTGTTTTAGTTGGAGATAAAGACCAATTACCATCTGTTGGCCCAGGAAATTTAATATCAGATTTAATTAATAGTCAATGTGTTAAGGTGTTTAGTTTGAAAAAAGTTTTTAGACAAGCTGAAAAATCAAAAATTATTACTTATGCACATACTATAAATAAAGGTGAAACTCCAAATGTAGAAACTCCAATTTCAAATCCTAAAATGTGGAAAGATGGAAGTGATTGTATGTTTATTGATTCATCTATGAATTTAGAATATCAAAATGAGCCAAATTCAACACTTAAATATGGCTTGAATGCTATTGATATGATAGTTAAATTATATAGTGAAACCATAGAAAAATATATGGGTAAAGATAATGAAATACAAATATTAACACCTATGAATAAAGGTTCTGTTGGAACTAAAGAAATTAATAAGAGAGTACAAGTTGCTGTAAATCCAAAATCTGAAAACAAAAAAGAAATAACTATAGGAGAAAGAACTTTTAGAGAAGGAGATAGGGTTATACAAACAGCTAACAATTATGATTTAAATGTTTTTAATGGTGATATTGGTTATATAACTAAAATTGATACTAAAGATTATAGTTTGATTATTAATTATGGTGACTCTAAAAAAACTAAACTTGTACGATATGAAAGGTCTAATATAATAGAAATAGAATTAGCATATGCTATAACTATACACAAATCTCAAGGTAGTGAGTTTAAGATAGTAATAATTCCGATATTAAACCAACATTATATAATGCTTTATAGAAATCTTATTTACACAGGACTTACTAGAGCAAAAAAAATGGGAATTTTAATAGGCGAAAGAGAAGCGTTTAAGAGAAGTATAGATAATATAGACCCAAATATAAGACAAACTTCTTTACAATACTTTTTGAAAGAACATTATGAAACAACTGAATTTGAATTAGAGTTTCTTAATTAAGATTTCGTTTATTATTCTTTCTTTTGCTAAATCTCTACTATTTTTAAGTTCAGATTCCCAAATGCGAAACATTCCGTAACCCATGCCTTTTGCAATGATATCTTTATATCTATCGTTTTGTTTCGCTTTTTTTTGCATTTCGTTTAAAGTTTCATATTTTTCTTCATTTCCATGATAATAATCACCATCAACTTCACATAACATATTAGCAGATGGTATATAATAATCATATATCTTACCTTTAAGTATTTTTTGAGATTCATATTCTATATTCATTTCTTTGAGGATAGATTCAAACTCTCTTTCAGGCCAAGTTGTATTTTTGCTCATCCTATAAGATTGAGCATGTAAATATTTAATTTTCTTTATTTGGTTTCTGGGTTTTAAAAGTTTTCTTTTAGTTTGTTTTAAAATTGAGTTAACTTTTTTCTTTTTTTCTTCTTCATTCATAATGATTATTGTTTACTTTTTATAAACCAGTATTATTTTTATAAAAAATTAGATAATACTATTTATAATTAATAAATAAAAAATAAATTATGTCAGAAGAACAAATTAATTTAGGTGCTGAAAGAGAAGTGTATAACTCAAGTGACCCTTTAGAGCCAAAAGTTCAAGCAAGAACTCAATCTAATCAACAAAATCAAACAAGAACAGAAACTATTGCTCAACAACACGATATCCCTAATCAATTTGTTGATACAGAATTTGAAGTTCCTACAGATTATGTTGAACTTCCTTCAAAAGGAGCGTTTTATGCTAATAGAAAAAAAACTGTTGAAGTTAAATATTTAACTGCTGAAGATGAAAACATTTTAACTAGTGGCGATTTAATTAAGAGCGGTAAGGTTTTAGATGTTTTATTAGAAAATGCTATGATTGATAAAGATATAACTCCTAGCGAAATGCTTACTGGAGATAGGAATGCAGTTCTAATTGCTTTAAGAATAACTGGTTATGGTGATGAATATGAAACTAAAACTACTTGCCCAAATTGTTCAGAAGTAAATGAAAAAAACATTCTTTTATCTCAATTAAAAAATAAAGAAATGCTAATTGAGCCTGATTCTGAAGGATTGTTTTCAGTTCAATTACCAAAATGTAAAGCTAATATTAAATTTAGACTTTTGAATGGTTCAGATGAAAATAGACTTCAAAAAGCTTCTGAAGTAGGTAAAAAAACTATAAAAGGTAAACTTAAAGTTGCTACAGTTCTTACTGAAAGGTATTTGTTACAAATAATGGATGTAAATGGAAATAGAGATAAAACTTATATTAAAAAATTTATAGGTGTTATGCCTATAGCTGATAGTTTTTTCTTTAGAGAATATTTAGCAGAAGTTGAACCAGGAGTTGATTTAAATTATGATTTTGAATGTAACAATTGTGGAACTCATTATTCACAAGAAGTTCCTATTACTGCAAAATTATTCTGGCCTAACGCTAACGTTTAAAAGATATGCTATATAAGGATATAGTAAAAAATAATAATGTACCCTTTGATGAGATTACAATTCCTTCAAGGGGTATTTTTTATGATAATAAAAAATCAACTTTTTTAGTTAAATACATAACTGCAAAAGAAGAGAATTTACTAACTTCACCAACTTTAATTGATTCTGGTAAAGCTATAGAAATGTTGATGAGTTCGTGTTTGCTAGACTGGGAGGGTGAAGTAGAAAATCTTTTAATTGGAGATAGAGATGCTTTTATGGTTTATTTGAGGTCTACTTCTTATGGAGATAAAGTTTCTTTCAAGTATGTTTGTCCACATTGTAAAAAAGAAAGTGAAACTAGTTTTAATTTATCTTCTTTAGAAATGAAAGAGTTTCATTCAGAAGATTTGCCAGATGAAAATCATCAATATACTTTTAAAATGCCAAATATGAAATTAAATGGTGAAGAAGTTATTGTAAAGTTTAGACCTAAAACTTTAAAAGACGAAAAACAAATAAAAAAAATAGTTTCAGAAGAATTTAAGGTTGTAGGTGGTCAAAAAGTTGAAAATATTATAGAAGCTACATATAGAAATCAAATTATTAGCATAAATGGTGTTAGAGACCAAACGTTTATAAAAAAAGTAATCAAAAATATGCCCATAAAAGATTCATATAAATTAAGAGAATATATGGAGAGGATAGAACCTGGAATAGATAATATAATTAAAAGTGAGTGTAATTTTTGTAACCATACTTCTTATAGTAAAATTCCTATAGATTATGATTTTTTTGGTTTAACTCCAGAGTATAGAAGTCATATGATGGATGAAATATTTTTAATTACCTATTATGGAAAGGGCGGATTTTCAAGAGATGATGTCTTTAATATGCCAGTATATGAAAGAAGATGGGTATTAGAGAGGATACAAGAAGAAGTTGAAAAGAAAAATAAAGCAGATAGAGATGCAGCAAATAGAGCTAAATCTAAAAAATAAATAAAATTTGCATAATTTCTATAAAATGCATATATTTGTGAAATAAAATAAAAAATTATGGAAAATAATAAAAATTCATTAAAAAAAGAACAAATAATTTCTTTGTGGACAAGAAAATGTAAGGAGTTAAAAAAAGAATCTTCATTTTTATTAGAAGGTTCAGATTCTAGTCCTTATTATTTATTGATATTGAAAGATGGAATATCTATTTATGTATCCGCTCAAGAAAAACAAAGTAAGAGTTATAAATATTCAGTTGGTGTTATTTTTGGGGAGTATGTAAATTATAAAGAATTTGAAATGGACCTTTCAGAATTTAACTCTTTAGCTTCAATCTTTATGGATTCTAGAGAGAAAGTTAGAAATGAAATGGTAAAAGATATTGTAAATTCAAAAGAGAAAGAATTTTATGAATTAATAAAAGAATAATTATGTCTAATAAAAAAACAATTTTCCAGATAAAAAAAATAATGAAACGTAAGGATAAAACTGTTCACGTTTTAATTTTAGATTCAAATTCAGAAGTTTTTGAGACAAAAAATCAGAAAGAAGCTGAAAAAATGTGTGAAATTTTTAATACAAATACTGATAGTGGTTGGTTTTATGAAGTGATAGAAGTTAAAGCTATTTAATATTTTCATAGATATAAAAATAAAAGCTCAAATTATGTTTGAGCTTTTTTTGTTTTTAAAAAAGAAAACTATTTATAACTAAATTAATTTCAAATATGGATTCTAAAAAATACTTAAGAAATATTATAAGAGAGGCTTTAAATTTAGGAAGTAACGGAAGAGGTATGTTTCATAATTTTGCTCAATTTAACGACCCAAAATATGCATCTATCACAGGAAGTGAATTAAATTCCGATAACAAATCAAATAAGAAAGTAGATTCAAATATAAAAGATGTTTGGTCTAAAAGTTTGTCTTTTGAAAATAAAGAAGATTTAAATAAAAAAATTGATGAATATAAAAAGTATTTAGTTAGTATTAAAGATGAAGGTGGAAGTAGTTATGAAAATTTTATTGAAAAACACTTCAAAACATTTTTAAAAATTTTTAATGAAGCTTTATCTTATTATAAGGCAAATGGTTCACATAAAAAAGATTTAATTGACAGTTTAAATAAATGGTCTAAAATACTTTCTGATTTTTTAAAATCAAATGCAAAAGAAGTAATAAATGATGAAATGAAGAAATTTTTAGGAATTTAATAATTTATTAAAATGGGAAAATACGAAAAAAATATAAAAGAAATACAAGAAAGATTGGATGAAATATTAGGTATTGGACATGCTTTAAAATCTTTCGGTAAAGGTTTGTTGGGTCAAAAATATTCGTTAGAAGATAAAGAGAGTGAGCCAATTAAAGTAAAAACCACTTCTAGTGTGCAAACATCAAATATTTCAAATGCTGATTTATATAAAATAGGTGATAATTATGCTGAAGAAATTTCTGATGATTTATTACCTTTTTTCTTTTTCGAATTGGAAGAAGTAGAAACTAAGTCTTCTGGTAAAAATGTTTTCGTTTCAAATAAAGAAAGGGCTTTAAAAGTAAATAATTCAATAGAGTGGATTTATAAAGGAAGTTGGTCTGCAAAAAGATTGTCATTAAGTAGTACTGCAAAAAAATATTCAAAAGGAGGTATAAAAGGTAGATTAATTAATTTTGTAGGAGAATGGGAAAGTGGAACTTTTATGGGTATACTTTCTAATGGTATTATAACTGGCGGACAGATAGTTGATGGATATTACATAGCTGGTTCCGATGGGTTTAAAATAAGTCCATGGGATTTTAAGTCTGGAGGATGTTCCGTGGGCACTGGTTTTGTTATGGGTCTTAGGATGGCTAAAGAAAATACAAAACATAAAAAGCTATCTATTATACAAGTGGCAGAAGGAATGCAGATAAAGATTGTTGATAATAATGATGTAGAACATCTTTTAATAATTGATAAGGGTATTGATTATGAGTCTTTAGATATGAAAATAAATGGTGTAGAAGTGTCTTGGGAGAATTATAATAGAACTAAAAGTGACTTTGAAAACTCTTACGTACAAATAGGTAAAGTTTTTAGTATACCTGGAGTGATAGATATTAATAAAGGAGTTCAATATATAGAAGTGAAAACTTCAGAATATGAATCTAAGGAAGGTGAAGAAACTACTGAACAAAAAAAAGAACCAAAATCTAATAGGTTTGATATAAAAACTAAAAGAAAAGGTTGGAAACCAGGAGGAAAAGGTTATTATATTTTAGATTTAGAGGATGATGAAGAGTTGTTTAAAAGTGTAAATAAATTTAAGGAAGATATTAATAGCGGTATGTTTTTTAAATATTTAAATTTCTTCAAAAGGTTGGTAGAAGAAGGTAGGGTAGATGGTTATGGAGAATATCCTAGTTTAGCATTTATGTACCCAAAAGAAAAAGGAGAAGCTTTTAAAAATAAAGATTCAGAGAGAGATAAGGTTATGTCTTATTTTTCTAGGTTTAGACAAGATGTTATAAATAATTTTAAGTCTGATAATATAACTCAATATTACTTAAATTTATTAAAAAAAGAAATTTCTGGAGAAAAAGAAAATAAAACAAAAACAAAATCCACTCCAGGAAAATTACCACCACATATAGCTGCATTACAAAAAAAGTACCTTACTGAAAATGATTCTCAAATGTCTATTGTAAAAATTTTAAAAAAAATTATTTAAAATTGTAATATTTTTTAAATTAATACGTTTATATAATATAATAAACAATAAAATTACAGTTATGAGTAGATTTGAAGAATATGAAAAAAGATTTGGTAAACATTTATCTAGTGAGTTAAATTTAAATAATCAACCTCAAATAGATAATGAAGAAGAAGTTAAAACGCCTATTATACTTTATCCTTTTTTGTTTATTAGGTTTATTTTTCAATTATTTGTAGCAGGGCCAGATGCTAGATGGCAAAAGCCAATACCTGTAATTTTAATGGGATTATTTTTATTTTTCTTTAATGGTTACATATTACTAGTAGAAACTGATTTAATAACAGATTTTGTTGAAATTTTCACAGATGATACTACTACGAAAAAAGGTGTTGCAGGTTTTATAGGCATATTATTAATTATTCAATGTCTTAGAGCAATATTTATTGTAGGTGGGTGGAATCAAATTTCAGATGGTAAACCTTTAACTCCAGAGCAAATAAAAAGACTTGCTAGTCTACCTGATACAAGACCTGTTACAGGTGGCAATTCTTCTTGTGGTGGTCAAGAAGATGAGTTTCAGACAGTTAAAAATATTATGAATCAAAAGATGGCACAAATGTCTAATTCTCAAAAAATAGATTACTTAAAAGATTTTTATGGAGGAAATAAGTGAGGATAAAATAAAATAATAAAATATAACAAAATAAAAAAGGAAGTTTTAAACTTCCTTTTTTTTATTTACTTTAAAAGTTGTTAAGATATTTTTATTAAAATATATTTATTATTGATATAAATTGATAAAATGGCAGTTAACGAAGAAGGACTTAGTGGGAAGGCTTTAGAAGCAGCTAAAGCTTATAATAGAGCATTAGCTAAAAGTGAAGAATCTTTACAAAAGCAAAAAAAGTATTTTGATGAAATATCTAGTACTTTATTGGGTATAGATGGAAATAAGTTCTTTAGAGACTTAACAAATGATGAATTTGCAAAAGCAACTGAACATCTTACTACAAGATTAGACGACTTAAAGAAAAAAAGTTTAGAATCAGGTGCTGAAATGAATCAACAATTTCAGGATTTAATTAAAAAATCAGGAGTAGCAATTGAGAATTCTGAACAATTTGCTGATAAATTAGGTCTTAGTACAGTAGAAGCTCAAGCATTATCAAAACATTGGAACAAAGGTGAAATAGATTTTATGGCTTTATCTCAAAGTTTGGGTCAGTTTGGTGATGGTTTTATGGAAAAAATACAAACTGCAAATTTAGATAAAAAATTAACACAAGAATTAGCAAAATCTGTTGAAGAAGGTAAAGAATTGTCAGCTGAAATGGCAATAGTTTCTGATGAAATTGATAACTTTAAAAAAACTACATTTTCATTATCTTCTGGTCTTTCTGCAATAGGTCAAAACATAACTAAAGGTTTTAGTTTTGAAAATCTAATTAATGGAGCTAAAGAATATGATGCAACTATTAAAAAAGCACAAATAGATACAGGTATAGCTTTTGACCAAAACGCTGTTGGAATGAGTCAATTAACAGGTGAAGCTGCACGTTTTGGTATGGGTGTTCAAGAAGCGACTGCATTCATGGGTGAATTGGGAAAAGAACTTCGTACTACTAATTTTGGTGCTTTAAAAGAAGCAGCAGTAGATTTGGCTGCTATGGGAAAAGCGACTGGTTTAAATGCTGCAGAAACGGCTAAATTAGCAGCAGAATATTTAAAATTTGGTTCTAATACTCAAGCAATGACTGAAAATGCATCAGCAACTATGAAAGATGCTGCCGCTTATGGTTTAAGTGGTAAAGAAGTGATGCAAGAAATGTCTAAAAGTATGTCAAAAATGCGTCAAATGGGTTTCACTGGAGGAGAAGCTTCTTTAAGGAAGATGGTCTTAGAATCAAAAAGGCTTGGAATGAATGTGGATGAAATATTTGAAACTGGTAAAAGAGCTAGAAATATAGAAGGAGCAATGCAAATGGCTGCTGATTTACAATTGGCTGGTGGTTCATTTGCTGCTATAGACCCTATGCAATTATTATCTGCTGCACGTAAAGGTCCAGAAGAGATGCAAAAAATATTAGGTCAAATGGGTAAAGATATAGGTGCTTTTAATGAAGATGGTGAATATAAATTTGACCCAATAGATGTAGATAGATTGCAAATGGTCTCTGATGCTACAGGACAATCTATGGATAGTCTTCAAAAAATGATTGCTCAAAATGCAGATGATAACAGAAAGTTAGAAATGTTACCTCCAAGTTTATTGGGAGAAAATTTAACTGATGAAGAAAAAGCATTTTTAATGCAAGCTACAAGTATTAAAGATGGTAAATTAAGTGTCAATGCTGGTGTTGAAGGTTTAGATGATTTGCAAAATATGAATCAACAACAAATAAAGACATTGATGGACCAGAAAGCTAAAGAAAAGGCTGACTTGGAAGAGCAGGCTAATCAAAATATGGGCTTAAAAGAAAGTATTACAAATTTAAAAACTTCTTTTACTAATGTGTTGTTACCTTTTTTACAGAAAGCTGTACAAATTGCTACCAATGTAGTTCAATGGATAAATAGTTTAGGTACAGGTATGAAAACTGCTATAGGAGGTTTTATGGCTACTATGATGCTTTTATTTGGTCCAGCCAAAGCTTTTGCTAATGGTATTATGATGGCTAGAGGGTTTAATGCCTCAATGAGCGGAAAAGGTTTTTTAGGAAGTGTTAAAAGTATGTTTAGCAAGATTAAACCAGGAGGTAATTCAATTCAAGGTCCTACACCGCCAGAGTCTCCACAAGGAGATTCTGCTAAAGGAGGTTGGATAGAATCTATGGCAGAAGGTCTTAAATCGTTCAAGGAAGTTAAATATGGAGATATTTTAAAATTAGGATTTGCTTTAATTACTATTGGAGCATCTGTAGCTTTGTTTATGGCTGGTATATCTGCAGTAGGAGCTCCTGACGGTTCACAACTTATCGCTGCAGCTGGAGCTATGGCGATTATGGCTGGTGGTTTTTGGTTGACAACTAAAATTTTAGGAAAAGTCAAAATGGGAGATGTCATAAAGGGTGCTCTTGCTATGGGTACAATGGGATTAGCGTTAGTTCCTTTTGCTTATGCTGCACAAATGATGAGTGATGTTGACTGGTTAAATGTATTAGCTGGTGTTGGTGTAGCTATATTGGTTGTTGCCGCTTTGACTGCGTTAGGTGTAGGTATGGCTTTTGCTTGGCCTTTCTTGTTACTTGGAGCAGGCGGTTTAGCTATTGCTGGAGCTGCATTGTTAGTTGGAGCTTATATGATGAGTCAAGCTGGAAATTATTTAGTACAAGCTCTCGCTCCTTTAGAGCAAATAAAAGATGCAGACTGGAGTGGTTTGGCACCATTTGCAGAGGCTATAGGTGCTTTTGGGATTGATACTGCAATTGCTGGTGTAGGTTTATTAATTGGAGCTGCTATGTTAGCACAAGCTGCGCCTATGTTGGCTCAAGCTGCACCATTATTAATATCAATGGCAACAACTGAATGGAGTGGCTTAATAGGTTTAGCTGGTGCTCTTAACGCATTAGGACCTGCTTTGTTAGGTTTCGCTGCAGCTGGTTTATTAATGTTTAACCCTCTTTCTATTTTGGGTATAACTGTTATGTTGAGTGCAATTTCTGCACTAAAAGATGACATGTCAAGTTTAGCTCCAAATCTACAAATGGGAGCTGATGGTTTAGAGAGAATGAGTGCTGGTGTTGCTCAATTAGAAGCTGCTGTAGCTGCAATGAATATGGAAAAGCTTCAACAACTTTCTGAGGTTATGGCAGAAGGTGGAGCGGAAATGGGTAAATTTGTTGCAGAAATTAATAAAGCAGAAGATAGAAAAGTTACTCATGTTGTACAATTACAAATAGACGGTAAAGATTTACAAGAAATTATTTTAAAGGACACTAAACATTTAAAATAATATTTTTATTTTAAAATATTTATAAATAAATATAAACAATAATGAACACTCCTTACGATGAGACTTTTGAAGAATTTGAAAGAAGAACTGGATTAGATGCTTTCTTTTCTGAGTATTCTAATCAAGTTAGAGGTAAATTGCTATCTAAAAATTTAGAAAAACCTAAAGATGTTTATGATGTAATATATCCTCAAGTTAGAAAGGAGAATATTTCAAAAAATATAATATCTTCTAATGATTTAGAAACAGAGTCTCAAATAATAAGAGATAGTTTATTAAGTAAATTTGTTTCTAATCAAGTTAATTTAGAAGAGAGTGGTGAGTTGCAAAGAAGAAGGTTAGAGTCTAAAAATAAATTAATTGAATCTTCTAAAAAGATAGAAGATTTTGGAGAAGAATCTAGAAAAAAAGCTGTACAAAAAAATTTAAACCTTACAAAAACATTAGAAACAATATCTAAAGTTTATAGGAATGAAAATATTTCAAAAAATACAACGCTAAATAATAATAATGATACAGCACTAAATAATAATTTTAGTACTGAAATTAGAGATGGTTTATTATCTAAAAACGTATCAAAAGATAATAATCCTTACAATTCAAATTTAGACTTAGATAATTCAGAAGCTAGAAATAAAAACTTAAAGTATAATAAAGAAAGTTTAAATGATTTATCCTCTGAATCAAAAAGTGTAAGACAATTAAATGAATCTAAAAACATTTCTAATAATAGTGATTTAATTATTGATTCAGAGAGTTTTAGAAATGGAAATACTTCTAAAAATAAAGAAAGTGAGACAGATTTACAATTAAATTCTGAGATTTTTAGAAACAATAATGAATATAAAAATGAAAATAAAAATTCAGATTTAGATTCAGATAGTTCTATATATAGAAGTAATTCTATTGGAAAAAATTTACAAAATAATTCTGATTTATTAAGTGATTCTTTAGTTTATAAAAGTTCTAATGAATCAAAAAATGATAATAAAACAAATTTCAATTTAGATGTAAATTCAGAAGAATATAGAAATAATTCATTAAATAAGAATGTAAGTTCAAATAATAATTTAGAAAATAGTTCTGTTGAAATAAGAGAAAATAATTTTTCTAAAAATAATAATTTAAATTCTAATTTGGAATTAAATTCCATACCTTATAGGAATGATTCTGAAAATAAAAATTTAAATAAAAATTTTGATTTAAAATCTTTTTCTGATGGTTTTAATAGTACTTTAATGTCTAAAAATGAATCAAAAAAATCAGATTTAGAAGATTATTCAAAAGGTTTTAGGAATGAAAGGTTACAAAATAATACTTCAAATTCATCTAGTTTAGAAAATGATTCTATAGAATTTAGGCAACAAGATTTATCTAATAATAATCCTAAAATTTCAAATTTAGAATTTGAATCTGGAGTATATAGAAATGATGATTTATCTTATAATAACCCTAAAGTTTCAAATTTAGAACAAGATAGTGAAGTTTTTAGGAATGATGATTTATCTTATAATAATCCTTTAATTTCTAATTTAGAATCTGATTCAACATCTATTAGGCAGAATGATTTATCTAAAAATACATCTATACAGACAGATTTACTTAATGATTCTGTTGTATATAGGAATGATGATTTATCAACAAATGTAACTAGTAATAGTGATTTGCAAAATGATTCTACTCAAACAAGGGATAATAACTTAATATCTAACGTTTCTTCTAATTCTGATTTAGCTGGAGATAGTTTTCAATATTTAGTTAGTAATATAAATTCTAATACTTCAAATAGTGGTAATTTAGAAGATGATTCAGATGCTTTTAGATTGAATAATTTATATAATAATATTTCACAACCTAATGATTTATCTAATGGCTCTATTAGTTTTAGAAGTAATAATTTAAGTCACAATGTAGAGAGTGATATTAATTTATCTGAAATATCAAAAGTTGAAAGGGAAGAGCAAAAATCTGCTAATATTTCAAATGGTTCAGATATAGAAAATTTATCTAAAATTTTTAGAAATGAACAATTATCAAAAAATCCTAGTAGATTTAATTTAGGTGCTAATATTATAACGGCAGGTAGTAGTGATTATATTGGTGTTTCTAGACTTGAAATTTCTGGTAGTATTTTTAGGAAGGCAAATGAAGCTTTAAATAATAATGGTAATAGTTTAAAAAGTGTTTTTGATGATGAGGAATCTAAGAGGTTTTTTGATGAGGTATCTTCTAGTCAAATTAATTCTGGTGGAAGAGATTATTTGCTTCAAAAAAACTCATTAGAAAGTCTAAAAAATATAGAAGGTATATCAAATATATATGGTATTTATGGTACATCATTAGTAGATGATTCTTCTAAACCTGATGATGGTTTAAGTTTTTATTCTTCTCCTAAAAGTGAAGGTTTTATAACAAATCTTATTTCTTTACATAATGTTCAACAAAATACTTTTCAAATTAAGCCAGGTTATAATTATCAACCTGGAAATCAAAATGCTATTGAACAGTTAAGGAGTTTTGGTTCACCAGGCTTTCAAGATTTATTGAGTAAGTCTGGAATACAAAAAAGATTACAAGTCAGAACAAACACAACTCCAGCAGATGTAATAACTCAAAATGGAGGACAATATTTAAGTAGTTCTCCTGAAAAAATATTAAAACCACTTTCTCAAAATGATTCACAAGAATTAGGTACAGGAGTTTCTATGGCTTCTCAAACTGATACAACAGACACTATAGCTTTTGATTTTGATGGAGAAAGTAGTAGAAGGAGAGGTGTTAGGCATGTCATTAATACAATAGCTTCAGATAATAGAATTGCTTTTGCACAAAATTTTAACGTACAAGGTAATGAGGGCTCTTCTAGTGTTTTTATTGTAGGAAAGAAAAGTGATGGACAATATAAAAAGAATTTTAATAGATATAGTATTAAAAATCCTTATGCACCACAAGGTGCTGAAACATTAAGGTTTGTTTTGACGAATTATTCTATACCAGCTATAGAAGGTTCTGCAATGTCTTTCCCAGCTTATATAAAGAGTTTTCAACATGGTGATTCTGCAAGTTGGAACTCTACTACATTTTTAGGAAGACCAGAACCAATTTATACTTACAGCAATTCATCAAGAGATGGTAGTGTTTCGTTTTTTGTTTTAACTGACTTTGCAACAGAAGTTGATATAGGTTATGATTTTAATCCTCAAAATGGTGTAGTTACTAAAATAATAGAAAATTTTGAGAATAATAATTTTTCTAAATTAATAGCTACAAATACTGCACAAGCTGATGAATTAAGGGCTGAAGCTAGAAAGTTAGAAGCAAGTATAGTAAATGTTGATGAGTCAGCTTCAGAAGAAGAGAAAAAAAGAGTTAAGGTAGAAAGTGATGAAAAAATAACAAAAGCAAACGAGCTTAAGACTCAAGCTAACATTTTAGATGATGAAGCTACTTTAGTTGCTCAAAGGAGGGTTTCTTATTCTGAAAAAACAGCTCAAGGAGAAAATATATATAAATTCTTTGAAGGTTTTGATACAACAGTTAGAGAAGATAATTATGTAGAAAGCAAATCTGAAGATACTGTTAAGAAACTTGCAGAAATGAAAAGAAAAAATATGTTTCAACCTAGTTATTTTTCTGGAAGCAAAGTTGATTTTTTAAAAAGAATGGAATTTATTGCTAAAATGACTAGACCTGCAAGAAATAGATTGTCAGAAAGAACTAATTCTGGATTTTCTTTTTCTAGACCTCCTGTGTGTCATTTAACTTTAGGAGATTGGTTAGACCATGATATTGTAGTTAATAGTGTTTCTTATAGTTATTCAGATGCACCTTGGACTTTTGATGGTGGTAGAGTTCAGCCTATGTGGTGTGAAGTTACTTTAAACTTTAATATTATAGGTTCTTATGGTGGAAGATTGAATGAAGACCCACCATTATCGACAGATGAAGGAGGATTTTTCAGTAGAAGAACAAGTGTTTAGTTTTGCTTTACATTTTTTTTATATTGTTTTAATTTATAAAAAAATAACAATTAATATTTATTAATACAATATACTAAATGTTATGGGAAAAGATAGGTATAAAATTTTAAGAAGAGAAGACGGAAAAGGTATTGATGTTATGCCTCCTATAAAAATAAAAGAGAGAAATACGGATATTTTTAGGATATATAATTCAGACAAAACAAGATTAGATAGAATTTCAGCAGAAGTTTATGAAGATGATACTTATGGTTGGTTAATATTGTTGGCTAATCCAGAATATTCTATTGAATTTGATATTCCAAAAGAAACTGTATTAAGGATACCACTACCTTTAAGGGAGGTTTTGACGGAAGTAGAAGGTAAAATTTTAAGAAAAAACACTAAATATTAATTTATAAAAATATGCCAATAATACCTAATAACATATCTGATTTATATTATAATGAGAAAGATTTATATTTAGATGTTCGTTTAAGCACTTTAACTAATGAAGGTAAAGTTTCTTATGATGAAGATACTGGCTTAATTAACCATGCTGGTGTTGAGGATTTTACTGGATATAAAACATTTAATGTTGGTTTTTTTAGAGAATCAACAGGTTTTGGAATTACTAATATAAAAGTAGAAACTAACACTTCTTTACAACCTATAGTTGAAATAGAATTTAAAGATTTATATGGAAAGACAGTATTTGGTGAATTATCTGACAATGAAATAGATGGAGTCAATTATGCTTCATTATTTCAGTGGCCACCACCTAAATTTGTATTTACATTTAAAGGATATTTAGGCTCTCCAGTTACTTGGCTTTTAAATATGAAAACTACTTCTACTCAATATAACTCTGATGATGGTAGTTATACTTTAAGAGCAACATTTGTTCCTAATCAGTGGGGTATGTTTGCTGATTTACCTTTTTTGTATCTTTATGCAGCAAAAAAATTAAGAGCAGATAGAGTAAAGGATTTTCCTAAAGACTCAAAAGAATTTATTAAAGCTACTGAAGGTGTTATTGACCTTATGTATATTGGTAAGACTGTAGAAATTCAGACTAAAAATATAAACAAAGAATACGATGAATTAGTAAATAAGTTAGAAGTGTTAAAAAGAGACCCTATACAAGGTATAGTTAGTGGTATTTTTAGTTTTGGAGACGTTATAGAAAGTACTGTTGGGGGCAAAGGTGCAATTGAAGGATTTGAGAAAATTACAATAACAAGCCCAGGAGAAGTTTATGTAAAAGAAGATAAAGAAGATTTAAATACCTATTTAAAAGCTTTGAATGGTGCTTCTCGTAACGTTGAAAATTATAAAATAAAAATATTATCATCAGGTAAAAAACCTAGTGTAACAGTTGATTTTGGTAAAACACCTAGTGATTCTGATTTGCAAAAATTAAAAGAAGAGTCTAAGCAACTAAATGAAAAAATAGAAAAAAATTTAAAATTAATTGATGAAGCAATAAAAGGTAGTGTTTATGAAGAGAAAAAAGATGAATTAAAAAAACTAACTATATCTGAAGTTTTCTCAACAATCGCTAAAGACGCTGCTTATATTATGGGTTTTATTATAGATGCTGGAGAACAAGGTTATTTAAATAATTATGAAGCTAGAAATAAGGCAGAAGAGGAAGATGTTATAGGTAGATATTTTCCAATGAAATTTGAAAAACCTTCTGAAGATTCTAAAGATTTAGGAAAGCAAGTTCCAGTTAGCAATTTAGGCGTTAATGAATTTGAGAAAAAATTTGTATCTGAATTTACTACTGCTATAAGTTATGGTATTGCTGAAAATAAATCATTACAAGCGGAAGCTAATTTAGATGGTGATAAAAAGATTAAAAATATAATCAATAACTTAGAGATAGGTACTGAAAATCCTTTTATAGATGTAACTGATTGGTCTGTAATGGCTTCTGTAATAATAAAAAGAGCTGCTATACTTGGTTTTTTAACTCAAAGTTACAATCCATCTTTACCTGGAAACATGGAACCTGATGGGGATATAACCTTTATTACTGGAGATTATAAAAAGTTGGATTTAGATAAGGTTAGGTCTTTAGCTGATTCTGATTTAAATAACATAAATCAATCAATATTAAATCAGTTAGATTTTGATGGATTGCAAATGTTAAAAAATTTCTGTGATGTAATAACTGCTATTATATATGACCCAGATGCAGAAGAAGAAGTTGAGTTTGATTGGCAAGATTTAAAGCAAAAAATTGTTGTTATACAACCAGGATTAGAAACATTAACAGAAGATAAAACAGCAATAGAATATATTAAAAAGATTAGAAACAAGATTAAAGGTGAAGGTGAAGAAGATGAAGATTCAAAATATAAGTCTGAATATTTATTTAAATCATCTGATATGGGTTTAATATATGATGTTGATAAAAATGTTTTAAATTTAAATGATGGTGTTGGTTTAGAAATGAAAAATGCTAACTTTATTGGTTATACAGTTGAGGAATTTATGGGAAAATTAATTGGTCCAAATAAAGCATTTTTTGGTAAAACAAAAGCACAAACTTATTACCAACCAAGAACTTATGGTAATGGTTTAGATTTTGAGACTACTTTAGGTACTTTTGTAGGAATGAATGGTGTTATTTATACCCATGTTTGTTTAAATAAAAATGGTTTCCTTTATGATGGTAATGGTATGGAGTATGTGGTTTTTAGTTCTACTGAAGATGTTTCAAGAGTTTCAGAATCTTTAAATGCACCTGGTGTTCAACCTAGACCAGAAGTGGATGAAGAAGGAGAAGAAAAAGAAGATACTCAAACAGAATCTGATGAAGTAGAAGATGAAATAGCTCAAATAGTTAAATTATCTTCAGTCTTAGTAAAGAAAGATAAAAAAGAACCTTTAACTAAAGAAAATAGTAAAGTAAGTGAATTTATTTCATTTTATAATAAAACTATAAAAGGAGAAAGAGGTGATGATTTGATTAATAGTTTTTTAGATTATAATAAAATAATAAATAAGGATATGAAAAATCCTATAGACAAATCTTTTAAATCTTCTGAATTTGTTTGGAAAAAAACTTTTGGACCAACTGATGAAGATAAACTTGAAGATAGTGATGGAGCTGCAAAAGATGGTTTTTTAGATATTAATTTAAATCCTGTAGTAATTGCTCCTTATGCTCAATATCCTTCAAGAACAGAAGTTAGGTGTAATATAATACCTTTAGCTGGAGGTTTGTTTCCTTTTATGCAAGAAGTACCTGTAGGAGCAGCGAAAAGTGGTGCTACAATATCTAGTGTAAATGATGATGAAATTCTCTATGCTCAGGCTACTTTAGTATTTTTAAGACAATTCTGTAAAGGTTTAAGGTCAAAAATTCAAAAAAATCAAGATGAAATAAATAAAGTTTTTGGTTCAGTTTTGGGTAAAGCAGGAGAGCATGAAGATTTGATTTATCAACAAATGCATACTCTTTTTCATCAGTGGCAAATTTTAGGAACAAATTCTAGTGGTTCTAGAATTAATCAAGTTGGAGACCCTTCAGTTTTAACTCCAAATGTTGCTGAAATTCTTCAAGAAACATATTCTCAGAATTTAGATGGAGGAAAAGGTACGCCAATAAATAGAAAAAGAAATGATGGAAGTGTTGCTGGAGGTGGTTTTAGATATGATTATCCACTTCAGGCTATTGGTTCTTCTGGAGAGAGAAAAGTTAAAGTTGAAGATTCTATTATTAATATAAAACCTTTATATTCAGCAAAAGCAAATACAACTGTTTTAAATATTTTTCAACAACTTTGTACTAAAAATAATTTTATGTTTTTCCCTATTTGCGGAAATGCTAGATATGATAAGATTACAGATATTTTTACACCTCAAGAAATGATGGGGCCAAAAATAGGTAACTTTTTTCAAGTAATGTTTCAACCTACACCAGAAAGTAGGACTTTAGTTGGTAATAACCCAGATAAAAAACAGTCATCAGTTAAGGATTTGAGGAATTTTCAAGTTCAAGCATTTCCTGTAGCATTTGGAGACCCAACTAATAAAATTGTTAAAAATGTTCAAGTTGGAACTGATGATAATAAAGTAACAGCTGAAAGTATAGTGAATTTACAAGCTATCGTTGATAATGAAAATAAAAATAGAACAGTAACTACTGATTGTAGTTTATTATCTGTCTTTGAAGGAAGAAGTTACAAAGCTGGTGTTGAAATTATTGGTAATGCACAAATTTCTCCAATGCAATTTTTCTTTTTAGAAAATCATACAATTTTTACTGGATTATATCAAATTATTAAAGTTAGTCATAAGATTAGTCCTAACAATATGACTACAGATTTAAATGGTATAAAAATGAGATATGCAGGCGATAGTTATGGTGGTATAACTCCAATAACTCTTCAAGATTATGAAAAGGCTTATACTTCCATAAGTGATAAGATAGCTCCTTTAGAGGGTTCATCTCAATATACAGAAGAAGAAAAGAAAGCTATTTATGAAGAGTATGCAAGTTTTACACAAGACATTTCAAGTTCTCAAAATAATGCTGGTTCTTCAGATGCTAGTAATCAAAAAGTTTTTGGTTTAGATGCTGGCAGTAAGGAAGTTAGTGCTTATTTAAATAGTTCAACTAAGAAGACTAGGATAAATAAAATTATAAATGAATGTATTAAAAAGGGTATTAAGTCTGATTATGCTATAGCTTCTGTGTTAGCTATTTGTAGTAAAGAAAGTTCTTTTGAGTTAAAATCTGAAGGATTTAATTATAGTGCAGCAAGATTACCAGAAGTCTGGAGTTATTTTAAAAAGAATGACCCTGTTAAAAAAGGGTTTGTAAATCCAAAAACTCAAAAAGCAGATTCAGATAAATATCAAGAAAAGATTGCAAATATTGTTTATACACAAAAGCCTATAGGTATTAGAAAAGATGGTTATGGAAATACTGCTCAAGGTGATGGTTGGAAATATAGAGGAAGAGGTTATAATCAAATAACTTTCAAATCTGGTTATGAAGCTGCTAAAAAATATACTGGTGTAGATTTAGTTAAAAATCCTGAAAAATTAGGAGAAGAAGATGTTGCTACATCTGCTTTAGTTGGGTTTTTTAATAGTAGAAGAACAACTAAAAACTTTGGACCTTCTTCTAAAAGAACAAGTAGAGAAAAGGCTTATGGGTGCACAGATGATGGTATAACTTTCCCTTCTTTAAAAGAAGCAGTATTTTTCTATTATCATTTAAATGCAGGCCCAGGTTATGAAGTCAGTCACATTACTGCAAAATTAGACCCTAATGATAAATTAGGAGGAATGAATAGGGCGCAACAAAGAGCTCCAAGTTTCTTAGAGTATTTAAAAGAAAATTTTCAAGATAAAGGTATAACTTTTTCATAATTTTTAAAAAAAATAAATTTATATGTTTATTGTAAATAATTTATTTATATTTGCAATATGCTTAATAGTTTGATAAAAATTTGTAAAATACTCCCTTATTCTTCTGATGATTTGGAGTATATAAATGTCCATTATGATAATTTTGCTTTAGAGTTAATAGAAACTATTAGTTTTACAGAAGAGCAAGATTTACCTACTTTAATAATAGGTTGGAATAAAGTTAGAGAAATTTTCCCAGAACAATCTATTGATAATCCTAAAATATCAGATAATTTATTTTGGACTTTTAGTTTAACAGAAAAGGATGGAAAAAACAAAACAGACATCAAAATGTTTCTTGAATTTTCTATGAAAAAGTTTTTCAATAAAAACATTATAACTTATGATGCTATTTTAGATGGAGAGATAAGAGATTTTTTTCTAAATAATATAAATAATAAAACTAGGTCTTTTATATATTTTCATAAAAATGTATGCTATATTTACAATGATTCAAATACTTATGCTATAAGTGTTTCTAGTTTAGAATATGTAGGCAAAGATTATAAGAAGATTTTTACAGGATTAATCAATAAAATAGAATGTACTTTATTTAGTTATCAAAATATTATTAAATATGTTTATGTCGATGAAGTTAGAAATGTTATGACTTTGGAAAATGTTTTTTGGTCTAAATATTCTAATCATATAGAACCTAAAGATTTTATAAAAATCTTTTTAAATAAAGATGTTTATAGGTTTATACCTATGATGATGAATGACATAATAAGTAAACACACTCTAACTAAAGATGAGTTAAATTCTTGTATAAGGCAAACAGTTAAAGATAAAGTAACTTCTTGGTTATCTACAAATAAAATATATTTTAATTCAAATTTTAAAATTCCAGAAGGAGTAAGGAGCACTTGGGAAAATGATAAGAAATATATAATGTTAAGATATTCAGATAAAAGAACTATAACTGGTAGGATAAATTGTGTAGATTCGTTTAATCCACAAATGATACCTAAAGATAGTCCTATAAGAAAAGAAATTATCCCCAGACATAAAGGTGGTAAAATTGTAGTATTTGATTATAAGTCTTTTGAAACAAGGTTATCTATGTACTTATCTAGAGATGAAGAATTTATAATTAAAAATATGAACTCTGATTTGCATTACAATACAGCTAAAGCTATGTTGGGAGGAAGTGTTGAAGTAACATCTTTTCATAGAAAAGTTGCAAAGGACATTAATCATGCTATATTGTATGGAGGAGGTGATACGTTAATAAAAAGTTTAATTTCTAAAATAGAAGGCATCAATGTAGAGGAAGCTTTAAATAATATAAAAGAATTTTTAAATCCAATCTTAAATACTTCTGATTATATTAATAATGTTTATAAAGAATTGGGGTATATAATAAACCCTTTTGGTACTTTAATAAAACCTAATAAGACATATGCTGCATTTAATAATTACGTTCAATCTACAGCTGCAGAAATAGTGGTAGATAAATTAAATGAATTAAAAAAATGGCTAGAAAGTCACAAGTCATCATTTATGTTTCAAGTGTTTGATTCTTTTGTTTTAGATATACATCCAGAAGAGTTAAATTTAATAGGAGAAATTCAAAAAATATTATCAAAATATAATGATATGGTGTTTGAAATTGATTATTCTTTAGGTGATAATTATATGGAATGTATTTAGTTGAAAAATAAATTGAAAAAATATTGTTTTTTATGTTTTTTTTAACTTTATTTGTATATGAAATTTAAAAATAACTATATTTATAATTAGACTCAATTAAGAGTTATATTTGCGGTTATAAAAGTTAAGAAAAACGATTTAGACTGATTAAAAACTTTAAAAAAGAGAAAAGTATGAATGATTACAACAACAATCCTTCAAACCAAGAGTTTGAGGGTGTAAATCAACAACCTTACAGTCAAGGAATGAATGTTGAAGAATTTTTAAGTGATGTAGAAGAAACAAATTCTTCTATGAACAGAAATGAAAAGGTTAAGGTAGATTTAAGGGATGCTACTTATAATCCAAAAAAAGGTAAAATACCAAGTGAGGGTGAAGAAATTAGGATTGTACCACCTTTAGTTGGAAAAGCTTATCAAAAAATTGATTTTCACTGGAATATAGGAAGTTCAAAAATGGTAGTATGCCCTTCTCAATA